GTGCCGATCGACCCAGAACAGAGGGTCGTCCTGCGTGAGGAGGTGGCCCTCCTTGATCCCGCGGATCGCACCACTCCTCGCTGCAGAAGTGGTGCGTTTCGCGGTTCGGCGGCCGACGTCATCGTCGAACTCGAAGAGTTGACGTCGATGCACTTGTCTCTGGGGCGGACCGATCCGGTCATCCCTTGGATCGTACCACCGCAGGCCTCACATCTCGGCACCGGGCATCACCTCCAGATCGGCCAGTGTCCGTGTCTTGTGAACGGGCCGAGTAGTTCGTTGCGAAGACCGAACTCGCATGGATCGCACAACAGTAGCGTAACAGCCTCTCCCCGTCTGGAGGCGTTCGAGCTTGTTCTGACGGGGATTTGGCTGCGGCCGATGACAACCGAGCCGCAGGCATCACACCTCGGATATGATTTATTGTCGCCTTTGTCGAGCGGATTCTTCTGTTCAGTATCGCTCGAGGACTGATCGCTCGAGGTCATGCTGTCATCCCCTCCTGGATGACCTGCTCGATCATCTCATCCAGCGTCTCGGGATCGTCTCCGAACGCGTCGAGGGTCGCCTGATCGGGCCCGTTGAGGCCGTGTCGCTTCCGGAACGGCTCCGGATGCTCGATCTGGCCCGGCTTCGCGCCGATGTGCAGTTGCGGGTTGCCCTGCTCAGGCATCCCCATCACGTCGACGCGCTTCCCGAGGATGATCACGCGCTCGCGGTGCTGCGGGACGCCGTAGTCGGCCGCGTCGACCTTCTCCCAGGTGACGTGGTAGCCGCCAGCGGCGAAGTTCTCGCAGACCTCCATGATAGCCTTCCCGTCCTTCATCGTCGCCAGCCCGGGGACGTTCTCCATCACGAAGAACACGGGCTTGGCTTGGTGGACGATCCGGACCATCTCGAGGTAGAGCTCGTTCCGCGGGTCGTCCTCCTCGCGTTTCCCGATGTGCGAAAAGCCCTGGCAGGGCGGGCCGCCGGAGATCGCGGTGATCTGCCCGACGCCCTTGCCCGCGGCTTCGAGGATCTCCCAGGTGGCGACCTTCGTGATGTCTCGCTCCATCAGGACTGGCGGCTCGTCCTGGTCGAGTTGGTCGCCGCCGATCAGGTTCCGTCGGAAGGTGTCGGCGGCGTGTTCATCCGCCTCGACCGCGACGAGATTCTTGAACCCCGCCTGATGGAAACCAAGGTCGAATCCACCGATCCCGCTGAACAGCGAGACGTGTGTCGGCGGATCCGTGTAGCCGATCCGGGCCTGGATCTCTGACGGCTCTTCGTACTGCTGGGTGCCGAGGAACTGACTATCCTCCAGTAGCGACTTCGTCGCGTTCCCAGCGCCGCCCGCAGAGTTATCACTCGACATCGCCCACCTCCGTCGGCTCGAACTCGTGACCCAGTTCCTCGAGGGCGGCCTCGACCGACAGGAGCAGCTGGTCTTCGACGCTACGGTCGAACGTCTCGGGCGGCCGGAGCTGCTCGCCGCCGTAGGGGTCAAAGATCGCCGCCGGGACGACCTGATCGGTATCCCACCACGCGTGGGCGTGGTAGGGGTCGATCGTCATTTCGCGGTCGCCGGCGACGCGGTACTCGCGCTGCTCGCCGTCGGCGTTGATCGCGACGAGCCACTCCCGGTCGTGGTCGACGTCGGGCACCTCGTCGGTCCAGACGCCGTCGATCCCGCTGCCGTCCTCGGGGACGTCGCCGCGGGCGTCCGCGAGTTCGGTCAGGCGGACCATCAGCGCGGACAGTTGATCAGCCATCAGGATCACCGTCTGAGATCGCTTCTTGGGCTCGCTCGAGGGCATCACGTGCGCCTTCTGGATCCTGCCGCTCGAAGGCAGCCTCGATCTCTTCGAGTTCAGACTCCACTTCCCCGATCTGCTCGTGGGCTTCTTGCAACTGTTCGCGGTACTCGGCGACCGTCCCTACGTCCTCGCAAACAACGCTTTGAAGCTCCGAGAGTAACTGCGGATGGTTCTCTGCCAGTAATTCGACATCCTCTGGAAGCTCACCCTGAATCTTGTTCCGTGCCCTGGAAATCGCCTGGTATCGGCGGTTCTCGTCGTCCGGATCCTCTTCAGCGATCAATTCCCGCTCACGATCGGTAAGCAACGCGCGTCGTCGTGCCATCGTAGTGGCGGGTTGTTTTACTTGCATTACCATATGTGAACACGGTTCCCATATCAATAAACCTTCCCACAAACTGCAACACTCCCATAACAGCATACGTTACCACATAGGCAAACCTTTAAGTCAATGGCCGCGTTAGATGTAGCTGAGTACGGGACAGGGCACCTCGCAGAAGGTGGCCGGCGCGTTAGAGCGCGTCCGACCGTGCTGTGAAACAGCGTATGAGTGTTCAGACACCCACCGACGAAATGGTTTCGAATGCACAGACCGACGCCGACGGCGACACCGGCGTCGAAGAACTCCTCGAGCGCGCCGCGGACCGCGTCACGGTCCAGCGCGTCCTCGAGTACGTTCGTGGCGACGCCGACGCCGGCGACGTCCGCAAAGGCGACTGGTTCCAGGCAATCGAGACCGTCGCCGCCGAGACGGGCGAGGACCTCGTCGTGTTCAGCGCCCACGAACACGACGACGGCCACGATGTGGCGACGATCTGGGCCGTCGACGACGACTTCGGCCGCATCATCCACGTCGGCTGGTCCGAGTGCCGGTTCCCGAGCAAGACGCCGGGCTTCACGGGCCCCAGCTACGTCAACCGCAACGACGTCGAGGATCGCTTCCGATTCGACTCGGGGCGCCCGCGCGAGGTCCTCCGCCTCGAAGACGCGAAGCAGCGACTCCGCGAGTTCGCCGCTGCCCACGGAGGCGATGCGTGATGACGATCGTCAAAGACCCCGACGCCGTCGCACAGCGTGCCGAGGCCCAAGAGAAGGAGGGCGCGCAACGGATGCGGCGGCTAGCCGAAGCCCGCGCGGTCGCGGATCCGGGCCACGTTGAGGTGACGGACGGCTCAGAAATCATCGTCGCCGGCGACGACGGACTCCGCGCTGACGGCGGCGCCGAGATAGACCAGCCGATCGACGTCGGCGATCACGTCCAGGACGAACAGGATCCCGACGCGACGATGCTGGTCGTCAACCTCGATACGCTCCAGGCGGACGCGTACGAACTCGAGGATGGACCGACCATCGCGGACGTCAACCCCGAGTACCCTGCGGATGACGATGTCGTCGAGGTCGTCTACCCCGACCGGACGGATCTCTCCCTCGAGGACAAGGAGCGCTACGCGTTCCCGAAGCGGCGACTCGAGGTGGAGAACCGCGTCCATGAGCGCGACGGCGACGACGGAGGTGAGGAGTGATGGCGCGACGGAGCTACCGCGCAAACCAAGTCCTCAGCGACGCTGTCAGTGACCGCGTCGACGAGTTTGACTCGCGCGTCCTCGAGGATTGGATGCACTCTGTCGACGACGGCGACGACCTCGTCCACCACTACGCAGAGGCGATCGCGAACGCACAGCACGCTGCCGAGGAAACCGACGAGCGATACGGCTGGCAGGACGACCTCCACACCACGACTGACGAGGCAGTCCAGAACCTCGAGGCCGCCCTCAAGGACCACCTCGATGTCCTGGTTGCAGAGATATGCGCGACCGTCGCGAACCGAGAGGGTGACTGGATCGACCACACGGACGACGAGAACGTCGAGCCGGCTGTCCACGAAGCCCGCGACTGGTTACAAGCACATCAGGAGGCCGCTGAACGCGCCGGCGTCTGGGACGAGGTGACCGCGTGATGGCGGCCGCTGGACCTATTCAGGACAGCAACGGCCTCGATCGGCGAGCACTCACAGAGTATCTGACCGTCCTCGAGGACATAGGTCGCGTCCGTGGTCTTGACGGGCAGTACCTCGTCGTCTCCGAGTCCGGATCGGAGTATCTCGTTGACGCACGACTCGAGACATGCGAGTGTCCAGACCACGAGTTCCGCGGGCGCGAGTGTAAGCACCTCAAGAGGGTTGCCTACGCGACCGGGAAGCGGCTCGTTCCGCCGATCGTCGAGCCCGAAGACATCGCTGGCGAACTGGGCGAACACTGCAGCGGGGAACCACGGTGGTCCGAGTGAGCATCCAGACTGCGGACCTCGAGGCAGCTGCCAAAACCGTCCCGTCGCACTCGACGGTTCACGATGCCCGCCTCGTCGATCGGCGTGATCACGACGGTCGCCGTGTCCTCGAGATTGTGCTGGGCCCAGAGGTCGACCGCGTTCCGCCAGGCGTGCTGCGGTCACTAGCCGAGTCGGACTGCGGGATCGAAGCAGTGCAGCAACAGGGCGCGTTTCTGATCGCTGTCGCACGGTAGCCGGGAACACTCGTTTTTCGCAGGTTTAGCAGATACCGGACACAGTGGTGTGTTCAGCCTTAACCAACACGGTCCCCAGTCATCCACCGGTGTTGGTTAAGGTAGCGTAGATACTCTCCGAAACGATGCCCGTCAGACCTTTTATACTATCTACCAAAACAGTCTGCTATGATAGAGAGTCGATGGGTGTTCTCCGACGATCGGCTACCCGATACGCTCCACCATCGGCGCGACGAACGCGACAAGTTACTGCGCGCGTTCGAGCCGCTAACCAGCGATAACCGGGCTGAGGACGTCTTGATCTCCGGGCCGTCCGGCGTCGGGAAGACCACGACCGTCCGGCACGTCCTCCGACGGGGCCTCCGTGATCATGGCTTCGACTCGGCGATCGTCAACTCGAGCAATACTCGCAGCGAGATCCTCCATGAAGCAGCGGTCAAGCATCCTACGGACACAGCAGTCCGTGCGCAGGCACCAGCCGAGAATCTCACTAGTACACTCGGCCAGATTGCCGATCGGCCATACGTAGTGGTTCTCGACGAGGCCGACACCATTCGCAACCTCGAGGTCGTCCGCGATCTCCTCGATGTCCCGAAGGTATCCGTCGTCGCGATCGCCCATAACCCACGCGAGTGGCTGGCCCGACTGGATGGAGAGGTCCAGAACTACTTCTCGATGCGCTCGCAGGTAGCGTTCGAGCGCTACTCACAGGACGAGCTTGTGGACATCCTCGAACCACGGGTTGAGCAAGGTCTCGAATACGGAGCGATCCGTGACGAAGACGATTACCTGAGCTGGATCGCCGACGAGGTCGCCGGGGTCGCCCGCTACGGGATCAAGTCTCTCTTATCCGCTGCGGAGTTCGCCGAAGAGCGCGACCACGATTACCTGCATGAGCGCGACGTCCGGGACTCGTTCGAGCGCGCGCGACAGAAGATGCGGAAAGCCAACCTCCGGTCGTTGCCGTTCGGTCCCTGTCTGATCTACGAACTGCTTCGGTACGCCGCCGACGATCTCGTTGAGGGGGCACGACTACACTCACTGTATGAGACCCACGCGCCGGCTGCTTACGCCGATCGGGACCACGAGCCCGTCTCACGGCGCCGGATCAACGACTATCTGACTAAGCTTGTCGAGTACGGGCTCATCGAACAACACGGAGAGAATAGATGGGCGGAGTACGAGGTGATCGATACGGAGCTCGGGGCCCCGGTTCAGCTGGAGCTACCGATAAACGCGTAAGGAACAGAATGGTGCCTAATCAGCAGTTGCGATCGCGGGATTAGACTTTCCCTCCTCGCGCGCCTCCTCAAGTTCCTCAATAGCAAGGTCGCGCAACCATTCTGAGACACCGGAATAGCCCTCTTTCGCCGCGAGAACGCGGATATCCTGCTTATCTTCTTCGGACACGTACGTTACGATCTGTTCCTTCGTCATAGTAGGACCATTCTAACACAACACCATAAGAATGCACCATTCTACAACACCATTCTATGCAGCCATTCGGCCATAGAGCCATAGAAGGATATAAGGGTAAAGCCACACAACAACGCAGCCATGGGTGAGTACGTCAGCATTCAAATGCCGGATGAAATGATTGAGGACATCGATAGTCGCGTAGATGACGACAGCAACCGGAGCCAGTGGCTTCGTGAGGCTGCCGTCGCACGAATCAACGCAGAAGACGAAGGCGAGTGGGAGTCTCCTAATTCGTATACCGTCGAGAAGAACGTGCTGTAGACTGGCACGTATCTTCACACCGATTTCAATACAGAGGATGACACGACACACCCGAAACCGACTTCGTAAACGGCTGCCTACTGCGGCGTTCAGCGCTGCTAATGCCGTATTACTGTCGTGTATCCTCTCCGAAACGGTGCGCGTCACTTTAGAGAGGTATCGTATCGTACGAACAATCAGCCGCTTGCGATCCACGTCGGGACGCGCTGCAACTGTCCAGGTTCTAGCGCGCCCCGACCGGTCGCAGGCCACAGACACCAATCCGGAGCGAGAATCGGCTCCGGAACGACTGCAACCATGCAAACAGACACCAACGATACTGATAAGCGCAACGCCACGTCGCAGAGCACTAGAAACTCCAGTAACGAGGACATTCAGTCCACTGCAGTTGACCTGACGAAGTTTCAGGTTCGGATCCTTGCGATCCTCACAGCTGACGATCGGTACGGTCTGGCGGTCAAGGAAGAGCTTTCTGCATACTACGGCGAGGAGATCAACCACGGCCGGCTCTACCCGAATCTTGACAAGCTGGTCGATCAGGACCTCGTCGAGAAGTCTGAACTCGACAAGCGGACGAACAACTACAGCGTCACCGACCGTGGCCAGCGAGCCCTCGCGCACGAGACAGAATGGCTCGAGGATCAGATCAGCGAGGTCGATGGCGAATGAAGCGCCACGTCCAGTACGAGCTCGAACCGACCGACCTCGAGGCGATGGTCGAGGGGCATCCGATCGATCTCGACGTCGAGAACGCGGACTCGGTGTCGATCACGACGGACGCCTACCCGAAGATCATGGACTCAGCCGGTGGGTTTCGGTTCGTCGACGAGCCCCAACAGCAGGTCGTCACGGACGGCGGGGAGGGTCCTGAAGCGACCGACCAGGACGTCAACGAGAACGTCGGGGTAGTGACGACCGGTGATCTCGAGGAGATCGACGTCACCCTCGAGGAGTCGCTGACCCGCGAGGGCGACCAGGAGGTCGTCCGCTGGACGGCGACGGCCGACGGCGTCGACGTGACGCTCGGGGCCGCGACCAACCGAGGTGACGAGACGTGACGGGAGATCTCGAAGGGCTCTCGACACACGATCTCGTCGGGAAGGCACTGCTCGAACTCGGCGACCAAGACACCAAGGACGGCATCCCGAAGCAGGACGTCGTCCAGTGGGTCACGAGCCGGACCGAGCTAACCAGCCACGACGTCCGCGACGCGATCAGCTGGCTGCACAACAACGGCCACGTCTACGAACCAAAGAAGGGGCGGCTCCGGCGGACGACTACGGATGCCGACCGCTGGCTCGCAGTCGCGTGGCACGAGGCTCTCGTCGAGGTCCACGCCAAATCTGGCCATCACGACCCGAAGTATCTCGCCGATCGGTACAGTGCCGAGACGCCCGATGAGGTCGGTCAGCTGGTCGACCAGGCTGGGAAAGAGGTCATCCGCAGCGGCAACGACAAACTGACGCTCGACGATCTCGACCGGGCCGAAGAGAAGCTCGAGGGCGCTGGCGACCACGAGGTCGCGACGGACGGCGGTGTCGATCAGTCCTTGACCGATACGGAATGGGAGTTTCAGGAGGGCGAGACGCTGGTAAAAGAGGATGCCTCCGAACCGCCGACGATGCCGGGACTCGGTGGAAACCTCGAGACGGAGAAAACGGAGTACACCGTTACCCATCGTCTCGTGGACGCTGACGAGGGTAGACGGTACTACAACCTCGAGTGGGAAGTGGACGCTCAGAAGGGCAGTATCAGCGACAAGAACACGCGAACCATGCTCTACAGCGCGTCTCTCGTTCGGATGCACTACCGTTCACTCGAGACGGATACTGATCCGAACGAGGGTGAGTCGGCATGACTGCCGACGCCGATGGTCTACGGCGTCTCGCCGACGTCGTTGATGCGCTCGGCGAAACGGCGATCGAGACCGACAACGCACATCTGCTCGAGGCCAACGAAGAGCAGATCCGCGGGCGGGTGACGGTGACCGTTCCCGTCGACGGCGACCTCTTGATCGCCGGAACCAACGACGTCCAAGAGAGCGAACCCGAGACAACCGACGATCCAGACCCCGACGAGACCGCCGACGAGGAAGACGAGGCGGACGAAGAAGACGGGGAAGACGAGGATGGCGCCGAGACGAACGAAGAGCTGCTGGACCACACCTCGACCGAGGACCTCCAGCGCGCGTACGACGAGGCCGACGGCAACATCAGCGTCGCGGCAGACCGGTTCGAGGTCAGCTACGGTGCGGTCTACCAGCGGATGGTCAACCACGGCGTCCACGAAACGGAGAACGACGGTGACAACACAAACGGGAGCGGAACCTCCACCGAGGACGACACACCCACCAGTGATGTCGACTCTGAGTCAGAGGCAGAGGAAGACGTCGTCCTCGAGGGGGACTCCGCGGACGACGACGCTGGCGACGCCGGCGTCGACGTCCAGGAAGAGACCGATAGTGACACCGACCGCGTCTGGTGTGGGTGGTGCGGCCGAAAGTACGTCGACGAAGAGGCCGTCCGCGATCACTGCAAGAACGACCACGACAAGGAACCCGCTGTCCTCGAGGCCGAGCCCGATCTCGAGTGCGACGGGTGTGGCCGGCTGTTCTACCGTCGGTCGGGGCTGACGAACCACCAGAACTCGACTGCATGCGGGGCGAAGCTTCCCGGTGACATCGACGAAGAGGACCTCGAGACGATCGTCGAGAACTCCGACTCACTGCTCGAGGTCAAGCGTGAACTCCGCACGCTAAAGCGGCCGCAGGTGCGACACCTGCTCGAGGAACGTGATCTCCTGAGCGAGCTGGCAGTCGAGTCGGGATCGCCAAAACAGGCGGTCGAGTCGATCGGTGACCCGTTTGATGACGACGAGCCGGTCGAACACCCCGACTGGCTGGCCCGTGACGCGGATGAGATTGTCGAGACCAGCCCCGTCGACTGTTCCCTCGCTGAGTTACTCGAGATCGTCAGCGCTGCCGAGAGCGCGACCTTCGCACGGCAGCAGATCGACTCGAGCCGGCCGCAGAAGGTGCAGGACCTACTCTGGCAGCTGGGGCTTCGGAACGCCGATGGGTCGCTGAAAGGCGAGTCAGAACTGTCCGATCGGGTCACCACGATCCGGGGGGTCTACGTCGATGACTGATGGCGAACTCGAGTTCCGCGAGGAGGTCAAGATGGTCATCCGGCGCCACGATCCCGACGCCGACGACTTGCGCGATCTCGCAGGCTCGCTTGAGGACCTCGCCGACCGCTACGAGGCGACCGAGGAGGTCCTATGATGCGCCCCTGGATTCGCGGTACGCTCGTGATGGCCATCGAGATCGTCCTGCTCGCGATCATCGCAGCTGGGTGGTCCCCGTGAGCTACAGCCAGAACTGCGACGGGTGTGAAGAGACGTTCACCGCAGCGGGATCCTACTGCCCGTTCTGTAGGACTAAACAGCGCTCGGTAGCGGGTGGTTCGCGATGATAGAAACGTCCGACGCGACGGCCGGTTTTAAGTGGAGGCCGCGACTACTGGTCAGGCAACAAGAAAGGAAGAACACACCCACCGCTACTCGGTGTGGATCGCAGGAAAAGGGGGTGTCGATTCACCCCCGTGGTTGGCTACCTAATTCTGCGACCCGGACCGATATAAAAGTTCGCCTCTCGAGGAGCCGCGGCTCTGTTCTGCGTGGCATCCCGCCTCCTCCAGAGAGTCGTCTTTGTGCCCGATAGCATCGCGAGCTGACCGACCGACGACAAGATCACGACACAACATGAGCGCAGAACCAACCGCGACCGACGAACCGACGATCGACGCCCGGCTACGGGCGCTCGAGCAAGAGGTCCAGGACCTCCGTGAGGAGAAGAGACAGCAAAACGAACGCATCGACGAACTCGAGGGCGAACTCGAGCAGAAGGGCGAGCGGATCGACGAACTCGAGTCCGAACTGCAGCGGGTCGACGGGATCGCTTCCGGAGCGCTCAATAAAGCCAGTACGAACACTGACCGCGTCGGAGAGCTGCAGGCCCGCGAACTCGAGAAGGGGGCCCATCTCCTCGAGGAGAACATCCCACGAGGAAGTTCCAGCGAAGAAGCGGCCTACAGCGTCGATGTCGCTGACGGCCGCCTCGAGAAGATCCAGAAAGAGAACGATGAGACATACCTCCGGATGCCTGAGACCGACGATCCACTCGGACGCGGCGGATCGACGACGCTCGCACACGGAGATCTCCTCCCGATCCAGCAGCTGGCCCAGATGGACGAGGACATGCTCCAGTCTGCGACGAGCGATCTCCCGTCGGAGCTCGCTGCGAAGCTGTGGAAGGCACGCGATGAGTCCCATACTGGACCGAACCCGTGGCAGAAAGGGAGCGGAAAGGTCCGCGAGTACGTGAAGTCCAGCGACATCAAGACGTGGATCTACCGCCAGGAGGGCGACATCAAAGAGGAGTACGCGAAGAAGCTCGTCTCGAGAACGATCAGCCGACTCCTCGATTACTCGAACAACAAGCTCGCCGTCCAGAAGAAGGACCAGCGGAAAAACGGCCTGACCTACAAGGAACGGTTCGTCGAGATCCGCACCGACGTCCCGATCCCTGGAGAGACTGCTGAAAAGGACGATGATCCGGAGACAGATGGAGTCCTCGGGTAGAGATGTCCACCGCCTCAGCAACCGGGCGTGAGCCCTCAGCCATCAACCTGACCTAACACAATGCACACAGCACGCGGTTGTAAGCAACGTACCGCTACTAACTCGTATACCGCTCGATCGGTCCGTCGTCGGTCTAAACGAGGGACTGTTCGAGAGGTTCTTCGGAGGACTCCATCTGTCCACGGAGTCGTCCCATTTCGTCGTGATCTACCGTCGTGTACCGGCTCCCGACCAACCTGCAGTCAAACCACGCACACATGCCACAACAAGAACTCGTAACGCTCGCGATCGGCGTCGGATCCGGCCTCTTCACGGCCGGCATCGTGACAGCGGTGATCGTTCACCGCTATCTCGACCTGCACTCGGACGTCGTCGAGAGTCTCATGGCCGAATCGATCGGTCGGTACGCCTACCTCCGCGCGACGAAGGAGATCGTCGACGACGAGACTGACGAACGGATCCAGGAACGGGGCGACGAGATCCTCGAGGAGTACGACCTGGATGTTTTCGAGACCGGAGGTGAGAATTGATGCCGAAGTACGACCCCGACACCTCTCACTGGGACGAAGAACCGGACGGTCCGCCAGCGTGGAAAGAAGACACCTCTGCGAAGCGAATCGAGATCGACGTCCGTCTCCACGACCAGGGCTACCAGACCGACGAGAAGTGGACCGTCCACTGCACCGACCGTCTCGAGGACGAGGGCATCATCGCCGGCTACGCGATCGAACACCGGAACAAGGGTAACTACTGGCGCGAGGGCGAGCGCTGGCGTGACGCCGTCGACTTCGCCGACCTGCCGCTACGAGTCCGAAAGCGTGTCGCCGCCGTGCTGAACCGCGACCTCGAGGAGATCACGCCCCCGTCTCGAACGATCCATCGCGAGGACGGCACGGGACTGGCCGACGATCTCGAGGACGAACCGCGGACCGTCGAGTGCGTCCACTGCGACGAGGACGTCCTGGCCGACGCGATCGTCGATCACCACACGAGCGAGCATCCCGACCAGCGCTACGATCCCCTCTGGTACGACGGAGGTGAGTCGAACTGATGACGGGGATGTCCTACGCCGATGACTGTGACAACTGCGATGCGGAGATCTCGGCAGCTGCTCGCTTCTGTCCTCGGTGCGGCGCACGTCAGGCGTGGTTTACCGACGACCGCGGCGAGCGCCACGATCCCGGCTCCGCTGTTCGCGATGCCTACCGCCGGATGCTCTCGAGGGCCCGCGCCGTCGACGACGACCCCAGCGACCCGCGCTCGTTCGAGCAGGCGTTCCGACTGCTCGTCCCTACTGCTCACGTTGGCGTCCTCGAGGAGGCTGATCTGGATGAGTAGTGTCCAGCGCTTTGCGTTGCTCGGGATCGTGGGATCGCTCGCGTTCCTCTGGTGGTCGTACGAAGCGGACTCCATTTGGATGGCCTACGGATCAGGCATCCCGGCCGGCATGAGTGCCGTCCTTCTCGCAGCCGCAGTTGCCTCGAACCGAGGTGATGACGGTGAGTGAGGCCGCCCAAGAATCCTCGAGCGACAACACGGAACTCATTGAGCCGGTTATCCGTGAGTTCTACTCCTGTCTCGAGAAGCGACCAGTTCCCGTGGTTCCTCGAGCGGCGATCGTCGGCGCGCAGATTCACTCCGGCAGATCGCTCGAGGAGGCTAACCGAGCGATCACGGCCGCGCATCGATCTGGCGATGTTGCGCAGGTCCGTGGCGCGGATCGACTGTTCCTCATGGATCCCGAGATGTCTTCCGAGGCGCTGTTAGCTGAACTTCAGGCGTATCTCGAGTGCGTCGACGACCACGACGAGTCGATTATCGGGGCGATCAACGCCCGTCGGCAGGAACTCCGTGACGGAGGGGATGCGTGATGTCGGATAACGGGACAGAACGGCCAGAGTGTCCGACGATCACCTGTAACAACTGCGGGACCGAACACCACTACGACGCTCGAGGTGGCCACTGTCGGGAGTGCAACGGGTACCTCCGGGAAGCAACCCCAGAGGAACACGAGCAGTTCGGGGAGTTTCTCGAATGGAACACGCAGACGGAGGCTGATCACGATGAGTGACGGCGCCGATCTCGAGTGCCCGACCTGCGGCGCTGACCATCTCGACAGCTGGAAGAAAATAAAGATCCACCACTATCAGAGCCACGGCGAGCGCCTCGTCGAGACGTCGACGTGCGATCACTGCGGTGAGGAGTTCGAACCGACGAATAAGGGGATCTACTGCAGTATCGAGTGTCGCGCTGCGGCCAATCGGGACCGCGTCTCGTTCGAATGCGAGTACTGCGGCGACACCTTCGAGGTCCATCAGTACCGCGCGGACGAGGCGCGGTTCTGTTCGCACGAGTGTCGCGGTGCGGCCTCTCGAAAGCAAGCAACTGTCGAGTGCGAGCAGTGTGGCGACAGCTTCGAAGTACAGGCCAACATCAGCGATGACCGTCGGTTCTGCTCGCTCCAGTGTTCGGCTCGCTACCGGCGTAACCGCGTTCGACTCGAGTGTGAGCAGTGCGGCCGCCCTTTCCACGAACACAAGTGCTTTGACGAGGTGCGGAAGTACTGCTGTCACGCCTGCCAGTACGAGGCGGCCCGGGAGACGCCCCGCGAGTTCGAGACCGTCGACGATCTCCTACACCAGCTGTACGTCGACGAGGACTGGAACTACACGAAGACCTTCCGCCGCCAGCGGGCCGTCCTCGGCGACGAAGACGCCTTGCTCAAGAAGGAGGTTCGCGAGCACCTCATTGAGATGGGCGTCTATCGGCTGGGTCATCAGCGGAGTCTGACCGAGACCGATCCCGACGAGGTCGGCGGACCGACGCCCGATGGAGACAGTTCGTGGCGCGAGTACTACGGGGGCGAGTCGGCCGATGACTGAGATCAACGTGCCGACCGCGGTCCGTGAGGGAACGCCGGCACAGAAACTTGTCTTCAAGGTCCTCGAGCATGCCGACGAACCGCTCGACCAGGACGCGATCGCGGATCGCTCCCTCCTTCCGAAGCGGACCGTCCGGGAAACACTCAGCGACCTCGAGGACGCCGGTGCCGTCACGTCGGTCACGTACATGCCGGACACCCGCAGGAAACTCTACCAAATTGATAAGTGACCTATTGGGTCGCTATACTGCGCTTTATTTACTAATAAACGCTATGTGGTAGGTAACAAGCCGGCGTTGACAGCGCCGGTTCCTCACAGATACTTCTCAACCATGTCCGCAACACCAACCTCGAGCGACAGGTACCAGTGTAACCACTGCGGCGACTACGCTCCGGTCCACTCCTTCTTCGACGCGGCGATGTGTTCGGAGTCCTGTCGCCGAGCAGCGGACGCGGAGCCGATTATCAACACGATCAAACACGATCACACAACGTGCGTGACGTGCTTCCGCCGACTCAAGGTCATCGAGAAGCCGCCGGAACGGGCCCCGTCGGCTGCAGTCGGCTTCCAGTACCGGACGGAGAACGCCACTTGGGGGGAGAAACAGCGTTCGTCCAGATCGCCGAGCGATGATCCAGACCTCCCATCGCTCAACCAGCAGGTCTACGCCTACGAGGTTCAGGACGAGACGTCCAGCGAGATCCGGGAGTACTACCCCGGCCGTCGGTACGATCGCGCCAACGAACTCGAGCCAATGCCCCAGGCGAACGAACCGATCAAGACTGGGACGGTCTGCCACGTGTGCGGGAACTCGGAACACAACGTCGTCGATCCGGACCTTCGATCGAACTGCTCGACGATGCTGGTCGGCCATCACTTCACCGAGCGCGTTCGCGAACTCCCAGACAAGTCGATCGACGAACAGCGGTTCTGGGACACCTACACGGAAGCGGACCGATCGATCCAAGACGCCGTCGAAGCGGCAGTGATCCTCTGATGCGAACCTACAGCGGTGACCCGATCGACGGCACGGTCCAGCACATCTCCGAGCGACCGGCCCTCGAGGACGAGGCCGACGACGTCGTCTACGCGACCGACCCGGAGGACGCCGGCGAAGAGCGTACCGAGGGCGTCCCGGACCTCTCGGAGTCGGAGTCGGACGATGAACCGGAGCGCCCGGTCGTCAAGGGCCAGACGACGCTGCCCGAGTGGTCGTCGCTGTAGCTGATCCCCGATGACGGCCGCTGCCTCGGACGCTCACTATATTCGAGAGGCATGCTCGAGGGACCTCTACCCGCGACGAGACTGACACACCCAACGCGATCCTGCATTTGTCGTTCCCGGCAACTGGTGGTCGTGGGATCCAAACCACGGCTGGGGTTCAATTCCTCATGCCGGCCTTCCGATGACGTCGACGTCCGGCAGAGTGTCACGACCTGCCGGTAGCTGCGTGTTGCAGTTGGTCTCGAGTGGCGCTCGAGGCCCGCCGACTGAGGTAACGATGGGCTGTGACACGCCCAGATAGCTTCTCGCCGCCGCTCGAGGACTGGATCAGTCGTGTACCATGGACGGCATCTCTTCGATCGTCGCCACCGATCGACGCAGCCAATCTCCCGACCGACGCGAGTTCGTCTCTAGCGATCAGGATCAGGAATCTCTGGTCGGTTTCGATCCACATAGCGCCACGAGCGCGGCGAGTACGCGGTGAGGGTTCGGCCGTCGTCTACCCTCGGGACAACCGAGAGGATGGCGGCTCGCTCAGAGTGCCCGAGCGAAAGCGAGGAGATCGCTCGAGCGACCTACGGCCGCGAACCACACCCAGAGCCAGTCCGCTTTCCGTACGCGACCATCCTGTAGTTTTCCATACCAGACACATGCCCGACCTACTCACAGACAACATCTACACGATCGCCGGCGCCGCGATCGCGACGATCGGCATCGCACGGTTCTACTACGGGCCCCGATTCAGGGAGATCCCGTGGCAACCGCTCCGGCGCGTGTTCATCCCGATAGCACACAAGCTCGCCCAGCGGTCGGTCGGCGAGGAGTTCTACGCGAAGAACGAAGCGAAGCCGAAAGAACACGTCGCGACGCTCAAGGCGAAACCAGAGGCCGTTATCGAAGATCTCGGGGCCGCTGACTACGTCGTCGAACCGCTCGCCGGCCTCAAGACGAACTGGAACGGGGACACGGAGGTCGCCTCCTACGCCCGCCACCGCGGTTCCCGACCGTTCCCCGGCGCGCCGGAGTGGCTTCGTCGACGGCAGGTCCATGTGACGTTGTTCCCGACAGCACCGGCACCGGACGGCTCCGTCGGCACGATCGTCACAGCCCACGAGGAACTCAATTCGTGGCGCCCTGATCTCGCCGAGCGTCACTACCGGGGCGAGACGATGGACGTCCAGAAGGGTCGTGAACTCGCTGCCGCGGATCTTGGCATCGACCTCGAGGACGACGACGCCAACGATGGATCATGAGCGCTCAAAAACCACCGGTGCGTCCGTGGCTTTGCTCCGACCGACTGGTCGACGCCTACCTGGCGCGGGCTCAAGACGGAGATGATCTACGCGTGTTGAAGACTGTCCGGGCGATCGAGTCGCTGATCGTCAATGCAGGGATCATCGCCGTCACGTCACTCGCTATCTACTTCGGCGAGGCCAACGCGTACGTCGTTCTGGCGTCGATCGTCACACTCGGCCTGCTCAACGGCGTCCTCGCTGCGGACTACCGCGCACTGGCACGGGCGCTCGCCGAGCTGACCGACGCCCCCTCGAGCGAGGACGACACGTCACCAACTGCCGAAACGTCGGATACAGACACGGATCCACAGAAGGACCAGCAAGACTGACCATGTGGAGTTGCTCGCTCACCCTCGTCGACGACTGCGCCGGCGGTGGGATGTTCTCGGCGCCGACTTCCCACCGCGGTGAGGACGCCTGCCGAGCGTGCGTCGACGCCGTCGGACCCGCAGCGGGGCCGGGATACGACGACTTCGAGGCAACCCAAGCGTACGAGGTGACGGACTGATGGGATACTGCCCTCGCTGCGACGAGAAAGACGGCAACGTCGAGTGGCACCGTACCTGTGCGATGGTCGTCTACGCGGCGGCCGTCCTCGAGGCCGTGCCCGACGATGCCGCACTTCACCACCCAAAGGAGTGACACATATGCCACAGCTCACACTCACGCTCGCCGAACTCGCAACGATCACGGGCGCAGCGATCTCGTTAGCGCTTCTCCCGGGCGCTGATCTGGCGAAACTCGCGCTCGCTGTCCTCTATCGGAAGGCTGGCATCAGCCCGGCCTACGCCGAGTCCGTCCAGGACGGCGAGGACGTCGTCCCAGACGAGGCCGACGGTGACAGCGAGTGACTGAGCGATGGCCAGCGACGATCTCGAGCGTGGAGAAGACATCAAAGTGATCGAGGAGGACGGCTGGCTCATCTACTGGGACGGCACACCCGACGGCTGGATCCAGTGCCGGCCGCCGGTCGACCTCGAGTACTGGCCCTGACTACTCATGACGAACACTGTTTCCATACCCTACGAACGCGACGGCAACGACGTCGTCGGGTTCGGTTCGTACCGCATCCTCGAGACGTTCGCCGGCCCAGCTGACGAGGCCGACGATCCCGTCCTCGAGGACATCCGGCGAAAGGTGATGCGGGCGATGGAGGATTTCCCCGAACTCACCGGGAAGACGGTCACCGTCGGCCGCCTCGATCCCGACGAAGACGTCCTCGGACAGGCGCAGTTCTGGAACCTGCTGATCAAGTTCCCCGTCGAGAGCCTGACCTCCTGGCGCACCGTCTACCACGAGCTGGCGCACCTGGCGATCCACGTCCGGAACCAGCGCGGCGAGGACGTCCCGCCGACGTCGGAGCCGTTCTGCTCGATCGTCGGGATCTCGAGGATGCCGATCAAGTTGATCGACGACGACCGCATCTCCTACCTCGGCCGACCGGACGTCCCTCGCGAAGAGTGGCCGGAGATCTGCCAACGCGCGCTCGAGTACCGCGAAGAACGCGGCGCGAACAGCCACTACATCCAGCAGTGCTGTGACTGGCTCGAGATCGACGACCGCGAGTCCCGAAACCCGTACTAACACCCTCTCCACGCCTCTCGAGCCGTAACAGGCCGCCTGACGAAACTGACTCAACCTCATGGCAGCACCAGACGAGTTCCACGACGACGTCCATCCTGACGCCCGGGAGATCACGGGCGATCGCCGGTACGGCGAGTGGGGACAGTGCGTCGCGACCGCCAAGTCGACCGGCGAGCGCTGCCGTGGCTACGCTCAGGGCCCGCACGGGAAGTGTTCGACTCACGGTGGCTCCGAGGACTCCGGGGCCCCCGAGGGCAACTCGAACGCCGAGGGGAACGCCGGCGGTGACGGCGCCGAGGAGGGGAACACTCGAGCGGTCACCCACGGCGCCTACGCTGACGAGAACTCCTTCTATCAGGACGTCCTCGATGACGATCTCCGCGACCTCGTCGACGATATCTGCGAGGACTACACCGAGCGCTACGAGCAGCGCCACGGTGAAGAACCGCCCGTCGGCCTCGAGATGGAGCTGTTCCGACTCTCGGTCTCCCACGTCAAGGACGTCGTCCTCGATCGGTGGGCGACCGAGAAGCCGGACAGCCTCGAGTCAGGGAACCCGTTGGTCGACCGCGAGACGGAGCGGGACTTCAACCCCGAAGACGGATCGGTCGTCGTCGAGTCGTACAAGGAATCGGTCGTCCTCACCGCACAGAAGCGCCTCTCGACCGACCGCCGGCAGTGGCTGAAGGATCTCGGCCTCCTGGACGATCCCGAGTCCCAGAAGGCCGAGGCGATGGAGGGCGGCTTCGAGTTCACGCTCTCGAGCGAGGACAAGCAGGAACTCGAGAATCGGTACGACGCTGAACCACAGACATGAGTCAGGCGACGTCCCCGCAGCAGCAGGAGTTTGGACCGGATCACGCCCTGGCCCATCCGGCGAACGCATCGGAGATACTTTTCGACTACCCGCATGCGCCAGGCCCGCACCTCCAGAAGCTGTACACGCTGCTCTGGAAGGCCGTCGACGAAGACTACCCAAACGCCTCGACACGGATCGCGGCGCTGCTTCCTCGAGGCGAGGGGAAGAGCGAGGGCGGCGGCGTGGTCATCCCGACATGGCTGATCCTCCGGTTCCCTTGGATCCGGATCGCGGTCATCTCGAAGACGAAAGACCTGGCCGCCGAGCGGACGGCGAAGGTCGTCGACCGCGTCGACCACTACGCGCCTCACTTCGGGATCGAACTCGAGCAACCGCTCCCAAGTACCGAACTCGACACGGCCGAGAACGATCACAAGGAGTCGACGATCGCCCCGTACGGTCTCGAGAGCCAGGTCACCGGGAAGCACTTCGACGTCATCATCTGGGACGACATCGCGGACTGGGAGAACCAGCGGACCGAGACGCAGCGCCGAAACGTCCGGTCGTTCTTCCGTGACTACGAGAAGAACCTCCCCGATGGTGACACCGATCTCCCGAACGGGCCGGTCCAGCTGATGATCGGCACCCGGAAGCACCCGCAGGACCTCTACGAGACGGACATCCTGTCCTCGAACCGGTGGAACACGATGGTCCACAAGGCCATCGCCGAGGAGGACTGGCCGCTCGTCGAGAACCGCGACTGGAAGGTCCGGGGGACCGACGGGGAGATCTACGACGGCGTCGCCGACTTGCCGCCGGGCGTCAACGTCGCCCCCGACGGCGTGATCCCGAACCGCGACGTCACCGTCATCTGGCCGGAACACCGGCCACCCGAGTCTGTCCTGTACGACCTCGTCGATAGCGAGGACTCGACGGCGATCTGGCGGCGCGAGAACCAGCAGGATCCGGAGGCACTCTCCGGCGAGGTCTTCGAGAGCGACTGGCTGGTCTACGAGGACGCGCTCCCGAAGCCACCCTCGAGCTACCGGTGGGTCGCCGGCGTCGACGTCGGCGTTGTGGAGGACCTCCAGGAAGCGGCCCAGGGCGACTCGGACTTTTCGGCGCTGGCGATCGTCGCCGAAGACCGCTCGGATGATGCCGCGTACCTCTGCGGGCTCTTCCACGAGCGCGGGATGTCGGTCAAGCAGACGGCCGACTGGGCACTCGACCACCTCGAGATGTTCGCCCGCGCTGACGACCGCCATGACGGTACCACTCTCGCCGACGTCGTCGACGATACGCTCGTGGAGGACGTCGGGCTCGAGACGCCGCACACGCTTTACTCCGAGATCCAGGTTGAGGCCAACAAGGCACCGGGCGTCGCCCAGCGGATGCGTGACTCGTCACGGTACCCTGCAGTCCCTGTGCAGTCGACGTCCGACAAGGAAGGCCGGATCCACGATCTCGGTGCGAAGTTCGAGGCGGCCGAACTGCGGATAATCGGTGATCCGAACGCCGAGCGATGGCGGACGTTCGAGACGGAGGAGTGGCTGCAGTTCCCGAACGCCGCCCACGACGATCGCCTGGACTCGATCGAGTTGGCGATGCGCGTCATCACGGGCGGCGGACAGAGCGAACTCAGCCAGTCCGAACACTCCTTCGACGATATCTTTTAAACCATGTCACGGAACCCACAGCCCGGCGAGGACGCGTTCATCCACCCGCAGTACAGTAAGCGGCTGGCCAAGCAGAGCGCACTCGCCGGCCTTTCGACACAGACTGAACCGACACCTGACCCAAGCGGGGATAAGGAACACGAAGTCGGCGGGATCGTCCGACGGGCTAACGAGTTCCGGACCAACCTCGGCCCGGTCGCACTCGAGTCGATCGGCCTGCACGGGATGGAGATCTCGAAGGCGATCAAGCAGCGCGCCGACGAACTCTACCGCAACCAGTTCCCGCGGTTCGAGCCCCGCTTTACCCGGAAGTGTACCGACTGCGGCTGTGAGTACGACGAGGAGATCGAGCGCTGCGACGAGTGTAACGCCCCGACCCGAGAACCGTCCCAGCAGCAGCGGACGGACGCCGAGGAGTTCTTCCGATCGGTCAACCGGGAGGGTCAGAGCCTACGCGAACTCTACAAGTTCCTCGCTCGAGACGCGGGCCGCCTCGGCGTCTGGGTACACGTCGTCAAGAAGACCTACGGCGTCATCAACGGCGAGGTGATCGAGCGGATCGACGAACTCGTTCGTGCGGATTCGAAGCGGATCAAGCCGGTCGTCGACACGAACGGCCGCATCGGGGGCCACTGGTGGGCCTGTCCAGTCCATCGGCCTCCGCACGGAGATCACGACGTCGCCGAGGGGCCTGGTCGGTGCGACGAGTGTGGCGCCGATCTCCGCGAGGTTCACTTCGCGGAGGTTGAGGAGATTTCCGACGACGAGCCGACGAAGGTCTACTTCGAAGACGAGGTCATCACGCATGCTCCGTTCGAGCCGCTGCTCGCCGGGCACGATGGGTTGTCACCGGTCGCCCCGATCTGGCTGAAGCAGGCGATCCTCGAGTGGATGGACCTCTACGCGGCCGGGTTCTACGATCAGGAGAACACGAACCGGTTCCCGGGCAAGATGGGCTTCGTCCACACGACGAACAAGACCGCCGTCGAGAAGCAACTCGAGATGGCCCAGGACGAGAAGGACGAGGACGCCTACGCCCAGGGGTTCATCTACAACGAGATCCCGAGGGGAGCCGAGGGCTCGACTAACGAGGTCCAGGTCATCGACATGATGTCGGATGAGATCCTCGGCCAGTCCGACCAGCTGAAGAAGGACTACAAGAGCGACATCCGGTCAGTCTACGGACTGACTGATGCCCAGGACTCTGAACTCGAGGACGCCGGCGGTCTCAACAACGAGGGACTCCAGCTCGAGGTCAACGACCGAGAGAAGGCGGCCGCCCAGCAGGACCTTCGCGATGGCCCCCTCCAGAAGCTGATGGACGTCCTCGGGTACGACGACTGGCAGCTGACGTTCGTGCCCCCGCAACGGGAGGAAGAGGAGCCGTCGACGCTCGAGACGATCCAGGCGGCCGCGACGGCCAAGCAGAACGGGATCCCGATCGAGATCGAGGACGGCCAGGTCGAGATCCTCGACACCGACGGCCCGATGGACGTCGACGATCACGCTGGCGAGGATGCGGCCAGCGACGGGCCCGATGACGACCCTCCAACGGAGGTTGATCCACCCGACGCATCCGTCGACGTCGAAGCAGCGGGGACAGGAGGCCCTCGGAACGCCGATGAGTCCTACGCCGATCGGGACGAGGCGCTCCGAACGCTCGAGGAAGGGTTCAAGCACCTCGTCTGGCCGACCAACGACGAACTGATCGGCCTCGAACAGCAGTCCCGTGAACCGTTCTTCGCCGATGACGAGGACATGCCGCAGTTCGTTGAGGACCTCGTCGAAGAGGCGATCGAGCGCGGTGTGATCCATCTCGGTCAGTACGACGCGGCGAACGTCACGGGCAACGCGGTCAAAGACTTCCTCGAGGACCAGCTGACCCAGCCGCAGGGCTGGAGCCTCCGCTCGCTGGCCGAGAACTTCGCTGACCGGTGGAAGATCTCCGTCGAGGAAGCGATGGACACGCTCCGGCCCCAAGTTGCGAGCGTCCTGAACGAGTCCCGGAAGATCGGCTACGAGCAACTGCCCGAGTCGGACGAACGCCTCTTCAAGTGGATCGGTCCAGACGACGAGGAGACGACTGACGCCTGCGAGTGGATGAAGAAGCGGACGAACCCGAAGTACGGCGGCGATCCGGTCACGCTCGATGAACTCGAGGATCTCATCGAGGAGGCCCAATCCCGCTGGTTCCCGTCGTTCAGCGGGGACATGGCGGTTCACTACAACGAACGCCACACGTTCGTGCAGCACTACGACTGATACTCATGGCATTCGCAGGATACGACGACTTCGAGGCATGCGTCCGGGCGCATAGCGATAAGGATGATCCGAAGGCCTACTGCGCGACGATCAAACGCCAGGTCGAAGGCCAGTCGGTGGAGTTCGCCGACCTCGAGGTCGAGACGTTACTCGAGACGGCGGACGCTCACTCCGATGAGCTGCTGGCGGAGTTCCTCCAGGCGGCGATCGCCGAACAGGAGGACGTCGAGCAGCAGGCGGAGGGTGACGAGAACCATGTCTTCGGACCAGCGATGGACACTGACGATGCGTTCTATCGCCTCGGTCCCGATGAAGCCTACTGCGAGGTCGAAGGCGAGGTCTTCGATCAGTTCGAGGATGCAGAGTACGATGACGCCGACCGACGGTGCTGTCCTTACTGCAGTGAACAACTTCAGGACTACGACAAACTCCACAACTGTAGCGAACAGGCCGTGATCACCGGCCTCTCCCAAGAGGCGATCGACGCGATCGAGCGGCAGTACAACGTTGAGATCGATGTGGTCGATGGGGAGGGCAGCGCGGCCCCTACCGACCACAAGAGCCAGCGTTCCGACGAGTAACCCGACCACTTCTCGAAGTTCATGAGCAAGACGACTACAGCCGCGAGCGGCTCGTTTAGCCCGGTCACTTCGGGCCCTGTTCGGACAGACACTGAGTACGATCTCGAGAACCTCACCGAAGAGGAACGCGAGGTCGTCACTGCCGACGACTTCATCATCTTCGGCAAGGCGTCGATCGAGCAGTGGAACGACCCGGCGCCGGGCGAGGACCATCTCTACATCGAGATGGACGCGCTCGAGGAGCGCCTCGACCAGCTGCTGGCGCTGATGAACCTCTCTCGGCGTCATGACGACGTCAAGGTCGGCGAGTTCCTCGCGGAACACACGCTTGACGAACCAACGACGATCCACCTGGATGACGACGAGACGCTGCGTTTCGATGCCGGCGAGACGCTCGAGACGCAGGTCGTCCGCGAAGGTGAGCCGCTACCTGACGGCAGTGGCACCGCTGACGAGGATGCCCTCTGGATCGTTGCGAACGTCTATGGGCGGTATAGTCCCGACCACCCGCAGGGATCCATCCTCGCTCAGGAGACCCGGCTCGGTGCCTACTACGGCCACCTCGACGGGTTCTCTGTCACCGTCCTCACCCGCGAATACGACCGGACGGAGAAGGGCAAGGTCTCCAAGGCGGTTGACTTCATGGCGGTGACGATCGGTGAGGATGAACTGATCAAGAACAAGGGCTCGCACTTCGGAGTGGCAGAGTTCCAGGCCCTATTCGGCGATGCGTCCGAGGCCGATGACGCCGGTACGACACCCCGGCGGCCAGCCAGTGAGGCTGGTCGCAGGACGGCAGAGGACCTCGGTGGATCTCTCCAACAGCGACTCACAATGAGTATTTTCAGCCACATCTTCAGCCAGTCGAAGGATAGTCTGGTTGGGGAAACGATTCAGGTTGCACAGCAGAGCGAACAGTCGCTCCCCGACGCTGCCGCGGACGTGGTCGGTGACGATGGCGATGCCGACCACATCGCACAGCAGGCGGAGGAGAAACTCGAATCGATCGGGGACCGTCTCGAGCAGGAAGAGATGGACCGCGACGATCTCGCCGCCGAGGTCGCGGACGAACTTGGTATGGACGTCGAGGAAGTTCACAAACTCTTCGAGGAACTCGAGGCAGCCGTCGCCGCCGAAGAGGGCGACGAGCCCGAGGATCCGGAGGATCCGGGCGACGATCCGGACGAGCCGGATGATGAGCCAGAGCAGGAGCAGCAGGCCGGGCTCGGCGAGGAAGACGTCCGCAACCTCGTCCAGCAGGAAGTCGGCGACGCCCTTGAGGAACACCTCGGCGACCTCGAGACGCAGTCCGAAGACGGCGGCGAACCTGGCCCGGACGCGGAGTACGTCACGCAGGAGGAGTTCGACGACCGACTGTCGGACCTCAACCAGCAGCTGGGCGAGACGCTCGACGAGGCCGTCGACGACGTCGGCGAGTCGGTCGCCGAAAACATCGAACAGCAGCTGGAGACGGGCGGCACTCCCGACCCCTCCGGTGGCAGCGCGACCGCAGAATCGGACATCAAGAGCGAGGTCGAGGGCGTCGTTGACGCCATGACCTTCGGTAGCGGTTCTGGAGGTGACAACTAATGCATCCTCATATTCAGCATCTGCACGAACAGCAGTACACTCCCGGCGGCGCAGCGCGAGGCATGTGGTCCAACCTGTTCTCGAACCTCGAACAGCAGGCCACGTTCGGCACGGATACCGCCGGTCTGGTGAACGACATCGCTGGCCTGGTCCTCTACAACCAGGTCAACATGAAGAACAACATCCTCGGGGCGCTACCCGAGGTCGATCGGACTGGCGAAGAGCAGATCAGTCCGGGCGATACGCCGGCGAAGACGTTCCGGTCGATCTTCAACCCGCCGTCGGTCTCCGGCGTTTCCGGTGGCGGCTCGGTCCCGACCGCGACCACTGCAGACATCCGAAAGGTCTCGGCTGACGTCCGGATCTCCTCGATGGCGGTCGAGAGCGACCTGATCGTCGACATCGAGTCCCGACTCGGTCACGACACGGTCGGCCTCGAGGAACTGATCGACATCATGCGTGACTACATGACTCGATCGGTCGAACGGGACGCCCTCGCTCGCACGGTCAACGCGTCTGGTAGCACTGCTGGCGACACGCCGCAGTACGCCGACGACGACCTCCTCCTCACGATCGACCGCGCGATCGCGTCCGAAGACGAGGAGACCAACGGCGTCGACGCGAACGGTGACGCGTTCAGCGACGGCGACCTGGACGTCTACGACATCGACCGGAGTGCGACCGGTGCTGGCGGAGACAACGAGGCCAACTGGGCCGACGCGTACGTCGATCACAACAGCGGGACGCTCCGCCAGCTGACGGGTGACCGCATCAACACGTTCATCGACAACTACGTCCAGAACGGCAGCGCGGAGCGCGAGAACGTGATGCTCGTCACGGGCTACAACACGGCTCGTGTCATGTCGGATCTCCGCGACTCGCAGTTCCGGGCCGACGCACTCCAGGCCCCGTCGCGTGAGAGTGTCAACGACGCCGAGAGCCGTCTCGGTGCGAACTTCAACGCCCAGATCTCCCACTGGGACAGCATGCCGGTCATCGTCGCCGAGACGGTGCCGACGGACAACAGTGGCCTCGAGCGCATCTACGCGATGGACCCGACGCCGGCCCAGACCGGTCAGGGCGAGGACGCCCGGCCGAAGATCTCTATCGAGAACTACCGAGCGCCCGACGTCTGGCGTGCGGGAGTTGATGCTCCGGTCAACCCGCTGGCGACTGGAGAGTTCAAGAACGAAGCGCTGTTCGCGATGTACCACGAACTCGTCGTCCGCGACTTCTCGGCGATGGGCAAGCTGCGAGAGATCGAGGAGTGATCATCATGGGTGTCATCGCACTTCAAGACAACATCGAACAAGAACAGAACGGCGAGATCCGCGGCCTGGAACTCGTCGCACTCCGCTACTCGGGCGACAAAAGCAGCATCGCCACGCGAGGGTCGCTGGCCTCGCAGGGCAAGTGGCCCGGTACGGCACCGCTCAACAACGGAACGTGGTACTTCGCGCTCGTCCCCGACGAGGGGCTGGCGTACCTCGAGAGCCGAAACGACCTCGATCTCGTCTACGCGGACGATCGCGAACGGTTCGCCGAAGCGCTGCTCTCGAAGAACCGCCTACCGGACAACGTGTTCGGTCGTGGCGCCGACCCTCGTCTCCGCGATCGCGTCTACGAGGCACTCGAGCTGCAGGACCCGGTCGACGGTGGCCGGATCCCAGACCAGCTTCGGAACATCGCCGATATCGACGAGGCTGACGTCGAGGACGACCAGGCTGACGACGGTCGTGCAGCAACGCTCGCGTCGGAGTACTCCCGGACACAGCTGAAAGAGGCTGTAAAGGAGGTCCGAGAAGACGCTGACGAGTTCAGCCTTCGCGGCTCTGGTGTCACGGAGATGGCCGAGTTCCTCGCCGAGAAGGACAACGCGACCGTCCACGACGCGCTCGAAGACGGAGGCGATGACTAATGGCACCGACCAACGCAGGCGTTCTGATGGTCGAGACCGCGACCGTCGCCATCGACTCGCTGACGAACGCGAACAACGAACCGTGGGATCCCGAGGCCAACACCGGTCTGACGAACGTCGAGTCTGTCGAGATCGTCGGCTACGACTCGGGGACGACCTACACGGTTGCGTGGAATCACATCGACGAACAGTTCGAGTTCGCCGCGATCGCCGACGGGACCGACCCCACCGCAGGGACGGACGTCGGTGAAGTGAAGGTCCGCGTCGAAGGACGGCGGTGATCGTAGATGCCTGACGACGTCGACGTTATCGAGTTCCATCCGAACAAGGCCGACGCCGAAGAGGCGATCCAGGCCTGGCTCGACGCGAACAGCGGCATCACGTCGCTCGATGCGACGCCCAAGGTCTACGAGAAGCGAGGGCGGACAGGTCTCGCGATGATCCACACGGACTGATCACTAACCCACTATGCCTCGCCTGAACTACGCGCTCCCGACGGACGTCATTCGCCGGTTCAATCCTCAGCTCACCCACGACAATCTGGCAAACTGGGAGACCGAACCGGAGAACGCGTTCATCGGCAACGAGGACCTCGAGGTCGTTACGTCGCGCCTCGAGGGCGTCGAATCGAAGTGGGACCGGAACGCGACACCGATGCGCCCTGTCCGCGTCGGGAGCCGCGACGCACCGATCTACAAGAGTGCGAAAGGCAAGGGCTTCCCAGTTCACGTCTACCTCGATCACCGTAACATCCACCCGATCGATCCAGACCAGGGCGACGTGATCGAGCGACGGACGGGGCGTGACAGTTGGACAGACATCACCAACCGCGAGGGTTCCTCGTGGACTGCTGACTACCGGAAGGGGAAGCTCACCGTGTACACGCTCCCCGGCCGCGGCAACCTCCCGGCGCTGCGAAACTACCGCGACCGGTTCGTCCGCATCTCGTACCGGCTCGGCGCCGGCGGCGACTACTCGAACGCTGGCCAGACCACCCTCGAGGCAGATCTCTCAGTAGACCAGACTGGGTCGACGACCGTTTCGGTCGCCGATGCCAGCCGACTCCCACGGACGGGAGATACGATGCTCGTCGGTGGCTCGGAGTACGTCTCAGTGACCGACGTCGACCACGCGGCCGACGAGATCACGGTCGCCGACCGCGGACTCCGACTCTCCCCGGAGGAATCCCACTCCTCCGGCGAGCCAATCCACTTCTGCCCGATGGACGTCCGCGAGGCGATCGCGGCGAAGACGGCCCGAGAACTGGTCCTGTACAACGACTGGACGGACGAACTCGTAGAGTCTGGTGATGCACCCCGACCAGAGGCGAAGCTCGACAACTGGGAGCAGGAATGGAACGACGCGGTCGGTGACTACGGAAACCTCGGAGGATACCAATGACCGAGATCGGAAGTGACGAACTCGTGCTGGGCCTCGAGGAGGTCTCCGAAGAAGCCGCCCTCGAACTCACCAACCAGTGGTTCTCACTCTCGCAGGAGGAACTCTACGAGCAGGGTGACGAACACGGGTACGACGTCGCGTCGGTCGCCCAGGCTGCCGTCCCGCCCGAATGGGACGACCAGGAGGGTGCCGGCACCTTCGCGTACATGCACGAGGCCGCCCAGTACTTCGAGTTCGGCGCGAAAGAACACGAGATCGAGGCCGTGAATGCTGAGTTCCTCGCGTTCGACTGGCCGGAGATGGAAGGTGAACCGTTTGGCGACACTGGGCTGACGTTCGACGAGGTCTTCGAGTCCAGCTGGCCGACCGTCTTCCTCAAGTCTGTCACCCATCCAGGGATGCCGGCACTGCGGTTCCTCCGCGGCACCCGCGAAGACGTCGCCCGCACAACTGACGAGTCCTGATCCTGACTATGACTGCGATACAGTACATCGAGTACCTCCTCGAGAACAACTGGGAGTCGTCTATCGACGGCCGTTGGAACGATGTCCCACAGCCGTGGATCGGCCGCGAGAGCGAGAACACCAAAAAGACGCTCCGGAACAAGGACATCCTCGAGGTTCAGGACGGCGGGTCAGCCTCAATCGAGCCAGCGTCGCTCGGCTGGCTTGAAGAAACATCAGAGTACCTCGTGACGGTCGATATCCGGACCGCCGATCGCCGCATCAAGGGGCAGAAGGTTGACGGCCGGATCCGTCTCGAGGGAGAGCGCGACGAGAACAACGAGGCCGAACGCTACGGCGGCCTCATCGGCGAAGTGAAACGGATCCTCGATGTCCACCGCCGCGGGGACAAGGAGTGGGATCTCGTCGAGGGCTACGAAGTCAACGATATCTCCGGAACTACGGGCCGCGGACACTACCGGGCAGCCGCTGAGATCCGTCTCCACGAGATCGCGGCGACGATCGATCCGTCAGTCACGCTCGACGGGCAGTAGCGACTCCACTTTTCAATGCCATCAGACACAGACACCACTTCACAAGACGCATCGCCCGACGAGACGCCGTCGGACCCGCTCAAGATTCCCGACGAGCATGCCGACGACGAGGCCAGCCGTGAGGCGTTTCGCGACGGCTTCGCGAGGGCGCTGTTGCTCGTCCAGTCAACGACGTCGAACTTCCTGAAGCTGGCCACGATCGGTGCTGGTCAGGCTTCGGACGGTCGCGAGCCGCCCGACGCGTCCGTCGACGCGAGTGGGCTGGCTGACCTGATGGACGAGATCGACGTCGACGGCGGCGACACAGAGGAACCGGATGACGACCGACCGCAGCAACTCGGAGCTGACAACATATGAGCCAATCAGCAACTGGAGCGGATACGACCTGGGTCTACCGCTGGGAGGATAACTTTGCCGGCGGGAACCCGACCGACGACACGTGGAAGACGTTCGGCCGCGATGTCACCGTCGGGACACTTGAGGGTAGTAACAACGCAGTCCGGATGTTCGATCCGGGCTCGAGAGAGGCGAAAGAGATCATCGAGACGAACTTCGATGGATCGTTCAGCGTCAATTTCACGCTGAGCAACCCCTGGTGGATTCGGGCGGTGATCTCGTCGGCGACGACGTCGGGCTCCTCGGCGCCGTACACGCACACCTTCTCGGGAGAGATGCCCTCGAGCATGGAACTCATGCAGGGGCTCAAGACCCGTGACCAGGAGCGGCTTCTGCTCGGCTGCATCGTCACGTCCTGCACGATCGACGCGACCGTCCCGGACGAGGTGACGATCTCTCTCGACGGCGCGTACGCCACCGAAGATCCGTCGGTCGATGTCACCAGCCTCACGTCGCAGGTCGCGTCCGAGGTACGCCCCTACACCTACGCCGAGACGCAACTGCATCTGGCCGGCAGCCCTCTCCGGAAGATCCAGGACGCGAGCCTCACGATCGAGAATAACACCGACATCATCGAGGAACTGGGCAACCGGTTCGGCGTCGACTACAGCCCGAAGGAACGCAACCCGTCGATCAACTACACCTCGATCGTCGGCGAGCAGAACGAGGACAAACTCGCACGAATGTACGGCGGCTCGGCAGCTGACGGGCCTGCTGATCGCGTGACGAACAAGGAGGAGATCCGGATGATCTTCGACAACGGCCAGTCGGGATCGGCGACGCAGTCGATCGAGTTCGTCCTTACCGGCTCCTTCCCCGACAGCCACTCTCGGTCGGGCATCGGCGACCCAACCGCTGGCCTTGAGGACGAACTGGACGAGATGAGCCTGTCCGTCGAAGCGATCGCCGAGAACAACCGCGACACGCCGCTGTAACACATGACGAAATCAACCACCATCGACCTGCAGGACCGCATCGACGAGATCCGCGACGAGAAGATCCCGTCGATCGAGGAGTCCAAACGCGACCTCGCTCGAGAGGCCAAAGAAGAGTACGAGACCGCGGACGACGCGCCGGCGAAGTACCACCAGGCTCACCGCGAGTTCGAGGAAGACATCGCGGAACTCGAGGAAGAGGCGTCCGCGCACGAGGACTTCATCGAGAGGCATGGAACCGGCGAGTTCACGATCCGGAAGCTCGACGGCTCGCAACTGCTCCGCCTCGAGGACGAGGTCAACGACGCGTCGTTCGAAGTCGACCCCGAACGCGAAGAGATCGAGGGCGTCCCGAAGAACGGGTTCCGGAAAGCGATGTTCACGCGCCTGGCGCTCGTTGACTATCCGGACTCCTGCCCGGAGACCGACCGTGGCTACTGTGACGTCGGCGCGTTCGACGGCGACGTCTACTCGTTCCTCTTCGAGAAGGTGAAGCTGTTCAACAACACGGGGCAGACGGACCTGGGAAACTCCTCGCTGGCGGATACGATGCAGGACGTGTAATCGCCCGGCTCCAGGACAACGGCATCCCGCTGTCTCAAATCACGATCGAGGACGTCCTCAACTACCAAGAACACTACGAGGACCTCCGCGAGGAGGACAAGTACCGCTTGCTCGAGGCCGTCGACGAGATGTTCCCCGATAACTGATCATGTCTGTAGAACTCGATACTCCGGGCCAGACGATCCGACTCTGGAACGGTCAGGAATCCCGGACGCAGACGCAGGGCAACGTCAAGGTCGATAACCTCCCGGCGAGCGGTTCCGACAAGACGCTCCTGACCGGGCTCGAGGCCAGTGAGACGGTCACGTACACCGGCACCGCGACCGCAAACCGCCTCTCGAAGCTGAGCGGCTACTCGAACGACCCGGAGACAGCGCTCGCCGAGTGGCTCGTCACTGCGGAGGCGACGCTCAACGGCCGCCAGGGAGAAGGCCACGACCTCGTCGACGACAATCGAGGCCGCACGATCCGCGGTGTCCTCGGCGTGTTCGGCTGGCAGCGCTCACGCGGCGCCCGGTACGAAGTCGAGTGGAACCTCGAACTGGTTCGTGGCCGCGGCCTGATGCCGTACCGCAGCCCGAGTCCACCCGACCCGAATCCGCAGGAAAAAGCGTTTCTCGACGGTGCAGACCTTGGATCGATCCGGGAACTGCAGGAAACGAAAGAACAGCCGATCGAACCAGTCCCCCTCCACGCGCTGTCGGGCCCGGAGAACTACGAGATTCTCGACGACGGCGGGGCTCAGCGATCGATCACTATCACCGGCGAGATCGCCGGCGACCGTCTCGACACGTTCGATGATCACATGCGATCGATCGTCGGCCGCGACCAGATCGTCACCTTCGAAGAGGCGTTCCCTGGCCGCTCGCTCGAGGTGATGGTTCAGAACTACGACTCCGTCCGCAGCGCCGGACGGACGCGACTCGGGTCGTACTCCCTCGAGATGGTCGAGGGACGGTCGGCCTGACACCACAGCAGACGCTATTTATGGTACTTGACATAGGACTCCGAGCAAAGGTCACGCCCGAACTCGACGAACGCGAGGCGGACCGTGAAGCCGACCGGCTCGCGGATAAGTTCCGCGACGCCGAACAGATCGAACCCGAGGTCGATGCTGGCGGGATACAAGACCAGATGGACGGGGCGATGGGCGATGTCGGCCTTCCGGACGTCGGCGGAATGGGTGGCGGCGCCGGCGGGGCAGCTGCCGGTGGTGCCCTCTCGAGCGCGCTGAAAGGCGGCATGCTGCAGGTCGCACTCGGCGGGACAGTCGGTCTCGGGTTGCTGAGCGGGATCAACAAAGTCGCCGAAGCCTCGCCGTCCTGGCAGAAGACACAGACCCTGTTCTCAGACGCGATGGACCTGTTCTTCCGCCCGTTCGGCGACAAGATGTCCCAGTGGTTCAGCCCACTCGCGGAAGACGTCCTCGGGATGGCCGTCACGTTCAACGACATCGCTGACTCGGACGGTCTCGCAACCGCGATCCTCAGCATGCCGAAGAACGTCATGGACAACCTCTCCGCAGAGGGTGCTGGAATCGGTCTCGGTGCCCTCGCCGGCGGTGCTGGCGGTGCGGTCGGCGGTGCAAAAGGGGGCGCAGCACTCGGCGCTGCAGCTGGCTCGATCATCCCCGGTGCAGGGACTGCAGTCGGCGGCCTCGTCGGCGCCGGCGTCGGCGCCGGTGTCGGTGGGGCGGCCGGGATCCTCGGCGGCGGTGCGATCGGCGGGAAGATCGGTGACTTCCTCTCGGACCTCTCATGGGGCGATTTCGTCCCGGACATCGCGTGGGGCGACTGGATCCCAGAGATCGACTGGCGGGGCTGGATCCCCGACGTCAACTGGGACGAGTGGGTCCCAGAGGTCAATTGGAATTCGTGGATCCCAAATATCGAGTGGAATGAATGGGTTTCGGAAGCCAATTGGAACTCATGGATCTCGAGCCTGTCGTGGGGCTCGTTTGTTCCTTCGGTCACCTGGAGTAACTGGGTGCCCGACGTCAATTGGGATGAGTGGGTCCCAAGCCTCGGGTGGGATGACTGGATCCCGAACGTCTCATGGACCGACTGGGTTCCGAACCTAACTTGGAACTCGTGGGTTCCTGACCTCTCGTGGACCTCGTGGATCTCAGACCTGTCATGGACATCGTGGATTCCCAACCTCTCGTGGAACTCGTGGGTTCCAGACTTGTCGTGGTCAGATTTCATCCCTGAACTCAAATGGGGACGATTCATCCCGTCGAATCTCGGCGGCGGTGGTGGAGGCGGCGGAGGAGGTGGCGATGGCATGCTTCCATTCGCCTCGGGAGGGATTGTGCGACAGCCGACGAACGCACTGATCGGAGAAGCTGGGCCAGAGGCAGTCATCCCTCTTGATCGTCTCGGACAGGTCATGCAGCAGCGCGACGACAGCGGCGGTCGGCAGCCGTCCCCGACCCAACGAGCGCAGTCACAGCGAACTCCGCGCTCGAGCGATGACACGTCCCGGAAGCTCGACACACTGATCCGCGAGATGAAGCGAACGCGACGGTCGATCGAGAACCGTCCGAACCCAGAAAGTAGCAGCGACACTGGTGGCCGCTACGACCCGTTCTAACCGATCCAACAGATGCCGACGATCACACTACACGTCGACGACCAGAACCGCGAGCGGAAGCTCTCGGTGGATGCAACGCGCGCTGAGAAAGTCGAGGAGGTCCGCGGCGAGATAGACCACGCGATCGTCACGCTTGAGCGCGAGACCTGGCGCGACGTCGACGACATCCTCGAGCGGCGGACCGATCATCTCATCGTCGACGATGGCAGCGGAACGTGGTTTGCCGGCCGGTTTGACGACGACTCAAAAGGAGATGATGCGACGATCGAAGTCCGGATCGCCGGCTACGAGCGGGACGCGCTTGACGCAGAACCCCTCGGCGACAACGTCATCTACCAGAACACCGATGATAGTGTGATCGTAACGGGTCTGGTCGACCAAGTCGGAACGCTCGAAGCTGGAACGGTCGAGACGGTAAAGTCGGGACTGTCGATGTCGTTCTCGTACGCGAACCCATCGAAGGCACTGCGTGACACCGAAGAAGCTGGCGGCGGGGAACTCCGGTTCAACTACGATCAGACGGTCGACTACGTCAGTCGCCTTGGTGCTGATCGATCAGGTGTCGTTCTCTCTCCTAGCGAGCGAACGATCATCGACGAACCCGAGGTCACCGAAGATGCCCGCGAAGACGTTACGCACCTTCGCGGGTTCGGCGCCCAGTCCGGTCCAGACCAGGTGACTGCAAAAGTCGTTGCTGACAGCTATGGCGGTGGGAAGCAGGTCTGGCGAGAGTACGAGAACAAGGACATAAAGGTGAAGACGCGGCTTGAGAGCATCCTCGAGCAGCGGATCACCGAGATCGAGAACGAACCCGCACACATCGAGATCGAGGCGACCGCGATCGGCGTCGACGTCGACCTCGGCGACCGGGTGACTGTGACACTCCCTGAAGAGGGGATCGATCGCATGCTCAGAATAGTTAGTAGGCGCGAAATCCTCGAGTCGGCCGGCGTATCGTATGTCCTTTCACTCACGAATCGGCTTCTGACAGGAGAGGACTCTGGTCAGAAGGCGCGAAAAGACCTACAGCGGTTCAACCGCGGCTACGAAGGGTTCGTCGACCGAGCCCAGATCACTTCGGGCTGGAACGCAGCCGGGGACGGAACTCCTCAGGAACTTATCGTCGTCAACTGGCCGGACGATATTGTCGAAGAACAAGTCGTGACGCTCGCCGTCCAGGGCCGGGCGTGGCGATCTCCAGTGCTGCCGGAATCACACGACCATTCTGTAAGTATTGGTAGTCACACTCATTCTGTATCAATATCGGATCATAAGCATGATGTTACTGTCGAACTGATGGATCATGACCACACGTCAGGGACGCTTTCTGCTGACTCACATGACCATGACATGAGTTTCACGAGGTATACGTCTGAAGATAGCCCTGATGATCCTCACGATCACCTCGTCGAATTAAACAAATTGACAGGTGATGCGGCACCATCTGTGTCGGGAATGACCGGTACGACGGGAGGGGAATCGCAGACTGTTACATCTGAATCTGGTGGCGGAACTACTGAAACAACATCCAGTGGTGGTGGAACAACAACGACAACTGACTCTACAGTACCGTTATCTCCAGAAGTGACGACTCAGTTCGATGGCACCACTTACTACCCGTCGGATGTCACAATCTCGCTCAATGGAACCGATGTCGCGACGATCGCCGGCAATGACTCCTCGAGTTGGACTGAGACGATCAACCTCGAGGGCGAGCTGACATCGGGGCTGAATACGATTACGGCGACGCCGGCGACGCGGGGCGAGCTGAACCTCTCGCTTGCGTCGGAACTGTTCCGCCGCGGCCGAACCCAGTAACCGAACGGAATCAGGGAGTCAAACAACCGCGACCAATCCTGAGAACAAACCATGCCAACAGAAGCGACAGCAGCCGGCTACCAGTCGATTCGTCAGCACATCATCGATACGTGGGACTACCTCGAACTCCGGGATAATAACGGGGACCCGGTCACTCGAGTCCAGATCAGCAGCGATTCGCGACTCGAGTGGACGACAACCGCGACAGATCAGACGCTGATCGTCGAGGCGAGCGTATCCGGATCGGACAGTGACATCCCGCAACCGACGACGCTCTCGAGTTCGGCGCTGTTCGATACGGACTCGAACGGGAGCGAACTGCACACGGACTCGTTCGCTGACGCGACGATCGCGAACGACAACGACACCGTAATCATTGAACACTCGCTTGAGGTGCCCCGACAATGACGGACCACGTTTTCCCCGAAGACCAGGGAACGAACGAGAACCTCACTGACCCAGGCGACGGCGATGCGAACGACGCCGCAAACTGGGCAGGAGCGCACTACTCGGCGAACGACGTCGACTACGTCCTCAGTGGGCTTACCTTCTCCGCTGACTGGGCGACGCCGGCACTCGACATCTCGCAGGGGAAGGCTCGAATCTCCTCCCCAGAAGCGACGGGCGCACAGACTGGCGAGATCCGGCGCGACGTCGCGTTCACGGTTGAGGTCGACGCCCGGTCAGGAGTCGCGCTCGAGGCAGATGCGACGAACCACGTCTACCTGAACGTCCTGCTGACGGACGACGACGCGCTCGAGATCGTCATCAACACGACCGGCACGGTGCCGGCAGAACCGTCACTGAAGATCGGGGTCGTGGACACGGCCGCAGAGACAGTCGACGAAGTGAATCGGGCACCATCTGCTCACTTTTCAGAAATCGTGTTGGAAGACACGTCTACAGGGAGTTAGAGTACATATGATTTATCAATAGATAATGGCAATTCGAGACCGTAGATGGATAGAGGTGTTACCCGGCGGAATATTCTCGGGGCTGTTGGCGCCGGTAGCGCGGTAGCTATTGCGGGATGTAGTTCTGGGACTACTGACGGCCCTGTCGAGCAAGAACCGGAACCAAACAATGCAGAAGAACTGCCAGAGCCGACGGATGCACTGGTTATTGAATCGGACGAGCAGCACACTCTCCAGAAGGGGGTCGAAGAATCGTACGATGGGATCATCATTCACTCGAGCGGCGCGCTCGTTTCAGAAACAACCGCAGAACTCGAACTGAGAGAACTCACTCACAATGGCGAAGAATAATATAAAACTGGTCAACAAGGACGGCACGATCGTTGGGGTCGACCCGGAGACGGGAGACGAGGTCCCAATTGAACTCGATGAGACAAGTATCACGCAGGCAAGTGTAGGGCGAGAATACACTAGTGCCCGCTCAGGGCAGTACGTCGTCCACTCTGATGGATCAACCATCCATGTGGACGGACCTGATGGCTCTGTAGTGTCTGGAGACTGGGACACGCTCGCCACGGAGCTACCGAAGGTCGTTGATCCACTCGACTGTATCGTCTTCGCGGAACATACATTTAACCCGACTCAGACGGTCGTCTTCGATGTTCCTGTTTCACTCGTCTCCAGAGGCGCAGAGTTAGTCACTGCCGACGACAGTTTCACCTACATCTTCAAATCGAACGTCCCGCAGCCGACTAACGATCAATACGCTCGTAAGGCGGTTGAGATCAGTGGCTTCGAGGCCGATCTTCAGAAAGGGGACGGGCAGCAGCACGGCTTCTATATGGCGGAGGGGTACCTGAGCAACCAGTCGATCTACAATAACACGATTCGCCATTTCGACGGTGAGCACGTCCTACGGCAGAATGCCAACAGTCACGTTTGGTCTGTGTACGGCAACTCCCTCCAAGATCGCGGAAACTCCTCTGGAACTCGAGCGTTAGTTCTCTACAGCGGCTGGAGCTGGATAGCCATGAACGACCTTGGTGGAGGGATCATCTCTGACTCAACGGGCGGGACGAATATGTTCACGCTCAATTCGATTTTCAATTCGAATGGAGGTGGGGCCACTCTCTCGACAGATGATATATTTGATGGTAACGTCGTCACTGATAACGGCGCTCACGGGGTTACGGTTAGTGCTGGTGATAGGGACATCATTATCTCAAACAACCAGATCACAAACAACTCAAAAAACTCTGACACGCCAACCTACAGCGGACTACAACTCGAATCTACGTCGTCAGACCCTCTCATCGGCCTGTCTGTCGAGGGGAATCGAATCTTCAATAAATACCCGTTATCGGGAGATCACACTGGCGAGCAGGCTTACGGGATCAACATCGACGGCTACCTCGAAAACTCGGTCATCGACGGGAGTAACGTGCTGTACGACAATGCGTCGGGGTCGATCAACTTCAACTCGTCCACTCTGACGAACACCCGTGTCGAGGACCCGATCGCTTCAGGACGAACCGCAGGCAGTTCACGGCCATCGAATCCTTATAACGGTATGCCCTTCTTCGACACATCTCTCGGGCAACCGATCTGGTGGGACGACAGCGCGGGATCATGGGTTGACTCCACGGGAACGTCGGTCTAACCGTTCTGTCCTGAGTCGTGGTAGGTGCATCGACGCCTGACAAAGATACGATTTGAACACGATACGTAAACGATGAGTCACCGAACGTTACCGGCTGCCGCAGCCTTCATGGCGGGCCGACCGGAAGGTCTCGAGTATGACAAAGAGCGTGAAGGTTCCGGATCCGGTACACGAGCGGGCCAAGGAGATCAAGGAGACTCATGACTACGCATCACTCGGCGAAGCGGTCCGTCACATGTGCCGGGAAGGCGGCTACGACGTTTAGTATCCGCTCGGTGACTGTTCGGCAACACGCCGAAAACAGGCGTCTCACGGCCTGTACTGAGTCTCGGTAGCCGCATCGACACTTAGCAAACGACCCGTTTTGAGACATCCTCGAGTCCACTTTCGAGCGGCCAGTTACAACTACCATGAAAGCACTTGGAACCGGTTCGGTTGGTGAGGGAACGCTCGGAGCAGCGAGACGGCACGCAGATGGGTACGTTGAAGAGATCGCCGGCGACGCTATGCGAACTGTGTCGTTCGAGCGTCGCCCTGGTGCCCGAAGCACGCTCGGCGAGGGCTCGATCGGCGAGGGGACGCTCGGTGAGACGGAGCGCCTCCCCGGATACGTCGGTCGGATTTCCGGTGATACGGACCGGGCGATCGATGTCGCTCGAGCTGTCGATGGCTACCTCGAGGAGATCGTCGGCGCGGCTGCCCGCGAACTGATCCGGAATCGCTCGGCAGAGGGGTACCTCGGGGAGATCGTCGGTGAAGCTGACCGCGGATACGCTGGCTGGTGGATCGCGGGACACATGATCCCCGAGTTGGTCGACGAGATTCGAGACTGGCAGCGGTTGACGCTCGTCTTCCGCAGCGAGCTATCGGTCGTCCGGGATGGTCTACGGCCACTGAATGCAAACGCAGGCTCGCTCAGCGTCCTCGAGCGTGCCGACGGGTCGTTCCGGGCGACAGATCGGGCTGGTGGCGACAACACGATCGATGTCGAGCCGCCGTTCAGGCGTCGCGACCATCGTCCTGTTCGAACCTGGCATGTTGAAGAGTACGAGGAAGAGGTCATCGACCAGGACGGCGAGCGGTACGAGGCGACCCTCGAACTCACTGCCAGCGAAAGCAAGACGCTTCAGGAGCAGTACGACGACATCGCCGACAGCGAAGTCGGAAGTGAGGAATGGCTGTTCGACTTCGAGACAGGATCGTTCGTGACGCGGCGCGTCCGTCACAACATCGGAAAGGAGGGATCAGACGGCGTCGAGACAACGATGCTGACGCTCGAACTCGAGCCGCGGCAGGTCCGAATCCTCGAGGAGAACGCGTCGAAGCAGGCCGCCGTGACGGTCCGCGAGGTCCCGGACGGTTCGAACTTCGTCAGCGACGCTGCAGCGGAGAACACGATCTCGCTGTCCGTCCCGGATAACGTCGGTGACGGGATCTCGTCCGGGCAGTTCGCCATCATGGAGTGGGAGACGGAGTGGCTGAACGACGCCTTCTACGAGGCCTCTCTCGAGATCGCTCCGATCGTGTAACTGTTAGAGTCGCGGATCCGTCTCGAGTTCGTAGTCATCGATCCGGTACGACTCATCGCCCGTGTACGACGCTTCGAACTCCCAAACGCGGCCATCAGGGAGATCTGTCGTTGTAGCCAGGCCTTCACCGATTAGGACATCGTCTTCATCAAGGAAGTCGACGTTCACACTGATGTTCGATATTTCTTCTCCGGAGATGTTCTCGAGAGTTCCAACAACACTCGGGAAAGTTCCACCACGCTTGAACTCGTGCTCCAGAACCTCAACAAGCTGCTCTGGCTCCTCGTCACCACTGCCGTTCCCACTGCTGTTCCCGTTGCCCTCTTCGTCGCTGGTTTCGTCGCTAGAACAGCCAGCAAGGGCAGTCGAGAGTGCAACACCACTACCAAGCAGTAGCTTCCGCCGGTACATATCACTCTGATTGAACGGTTCCGTGATAAGAATGGCGTCTGTGAAATAACGAAAGGGTAATTGAGAGGCTACTGCAGCGTCAACCTAACTGGTTGAGCTGCGACTGCGTGTTGTCCGGCGAGCTGGCGATGTAGGCCTGAGCCGTGCTGATCTGGCTCTTAGAGTCGTCCCCGTAGCGTTTCGCGTTCCTCCCACGGGATATGGATATCAGCGGGCAGTTCAGATCCGACGACAATGTATGTGTATTCGGGATGGGTCTCGAGAAACATCTCAGACCGTTCGGCTTGCCCTTCCCAGACGTACCCTTTGACCTCAATTATCGTATCGTCGACTCTGAAGTCAGGCGTGTAGTAGCGATCACCGATGTCAAAGCGTTCGGGTTCGTACTCGTGGGCGTCGACCGCCTCCGACAACAGCTTATCAATTTCCGCTTCCCAGTGCGACCGTACTGTATGGCCAGTCTCATCGACCTCAATCGAGAGTTGGTGAGGTGGATAGCTATTCTCCCGGATTTTCTGCCGGGTTTCCTCGCTTACATCATGCCCCTCCAACGTATCACTTATTTTCTGACGGATCTCATCAGTCATCTCTGTATCTGATATTTCCGTCAGATGTTCGACCCACCCCTCCTGATCTGCGTCGTTCTCCCACCAGTCTCTCCACCCTTCTTTCGCAGCCTCGATGACGTGGTCAGGCATGGTTTTCCCTCGTTGTGCCTCTGCAATTCGCTCAACAACTTCTTGCGGTCGCTCTCGAGAGCTTGGGTGCGCATCGCCTAAGTCTGCGTTATACAAACAATCTTTACAGAAGTCAGTTGACCGAACCTCCAGCTCATGTTCATACATTTCTGTTTCGCCACCACAATTCTCACAGATAAGAGTAGTCTTCACGAGGGATTCGCCGTGTATCCATGAGTGGTGACGGTGCATCCCTACTTCCGTATCGAATACCTTCCCGCATGTCGGACAGGTTCGTTCTTCGGAGATGGTTTCGCCAGTCAAAGTTTGCTGTAACGGCGTATCCCTGTCGCTCATCGCTTACAGATGAATTATAGTACACCACAAAAATAGTTTGTCAGAGATCTGCTCTAACGACTGAATCAGTCCTCAGACAGGCTCAAGCCAACTGATTCAGTTGTGTCTGTGTGTTGTCTGGGGATGATGATATGTAGTTCTGTGCTGTTTGGATGGAAGCCCAGCCGAACATCGCCTGCAGCGCCGGTGCTTCAAGTCCTTTCCCTGCCACGTGGCTCGCAGCGGTCGCGCGGAGCCCGTGCGGTGTCGTGTCGCCGACTTCCAGCCCTTCTGCGAGTTCGAGCGACTTGTCCAAACGTCGCCGGAGGGCAGACATCGACTTGTTCCACTGGTCGAAGACGTCGAAGAACCGTTCGACGGCGATCTCGGCTCGAGGGGACCAATCAAACGGCACTTCGCGTTCTGCGTTCTCTGTCTTCGCGCTCCACGCCTGTGATTCGGCTTCTTCGACCGATATCTGGTTCTCGTTCCGGTACTGTTCGGCGACGTCGTCGAGCGCTTTCCGGAACGCCTCAGCGTCGTCCACCGTTGCAGCGTTCTCAGCGATGGACTCCAACTGCCGATCGAGCGCCTCCTTAGAGAGATCACTGTCGATGTGGACGATGTGTGCGGTCTGGAGCTGCCGTCGTACATCCCCCGGAACCTGCGGAACCTCAGAGAGTTGTTCTTGGAGGACCTCAAGCCGCGCCTCGGAGAGCGAGAGTTCGCTGTACTCTGACTTCTGACGAGCCTGCTGGCTACAGTAGCCGCAGCAGTCTTCTCCGTAGCCCTTGCTGCAGGGCTCGTGGTACGGCACCTCGATTCGTCTCTTCCGCCAGTTCACCCACGATTCTTGGCTATGGAGAATCTCACCGGCCCGCAGTCCGAGCCGGCCACCGACGAAGGCGACGTACTCGGCCTCGAGGCGCTGCAGTCGGTCGTCGATGCTCTTCGCACCGGCGACGAAGTGCTCAAACTCGTACGCGTCGAGCGCGAGCTCCTTCGAGTGGGTTACCACGGTTCCCTCCGTTGGGCGTGTTCTGCGACCGCTGCTTCGAGGGTCTCGAGCAGCGCGGCACAGGCCTGAGTGGACTCGGTCGTCGTGACCGTCCGCTCGTCTGGATGCCACTGGATGATCCCACGCTCGTCGAGCAGCGGGAGATGGTTGTTCCGCAGCCCGGTCTTGACAGATCGGAGCGACCGCCAGTTGACGATCGCCGGATCGACGTCGTCTTCGATCGCCCCGACCTCACGCGAGAGTTCCTCGAGACGGATCATCAGCTGATCGTCTTCGTCGACGAGCTCCGCTAGCCGACGGATCGTGATGCGCCGGCGCCGTGACCCGAAGAGGTCCACAACGCCCTCGAGGTCTTCGTCGACGTACGCCGGGTCCGGCTCGCAGCGGTCCCGGTCGTAGTACGTGTTCGGGTTTGGCCGGTCGACCACGATGTCGTGATCGCGCCGGTCCTCGGGCCCGTGCATCATCGGTGGATCCCTCCATCGATGTGCTCCTCGAGCGCCTGGTCGATCTGCTGGAGTTCCTCACGTCGGTAGTTGAGTCCTCGATCGGCGGCCGGGTCGAACCCGAAGCCGCACAGATCGGCTAGCCAGATGCGCAGCTGCCGTTCGTTCATCGTCGACGCGGTCTCCCGGGCAACGCCGCTGCGGGCCAGCCGCGCGATGCTCTCGATGATCGTCTCTCGCGAGAGCCGGGATGGGATCGGCTCGGTACCGACGCGATCGCAGACCGACCGCCGGATCTCGTCAGCCGACCGGTCGTCCCGGAGGCGCTCGATCCGGTCGGCGCTGATCGTCGACGCTCGCCGGGTCACTCCCGATCACCCACGGTTCGGATCGTCGTTCGCGTCCATCCGACGTGGACGTCGGCGTGATCGTAGCGCTCGAGCGAGGCCAAGATCCGGTCGATACGCTGCAGTGGCAGCTGGGCCTGCTCGGCGAGTTCATCGCGTGTGACTGGTTCGTGTCTTCGCGTGTAGCGAAGGACGTTCTGTTCTGCTTCCGTCAGTGGGGTAGAGTTATCACTCGTCGCCCGGTTAGGGTTGGTTGCTGTCATGCTAGGCAGCGCGGTACTCCGGTGCTCTAACACCGGGTCCCGTTTTCGTACGAGACGACCGCGCTTACCCCGGATAGCGAAGTGACTATAAAATAAGCTTGCATTTCTGAGTACGGTAGTATCGGCCGTGGAAATTAAATAGCTGTTAGCCGGTAGTCACAAGTGCTGACCTCGTCAGAGGTTAGCAGTGACTCTCTCAGGTCACAACCGAAGGATCCCGGGCCCACCACATTAGCTCGGGATCTACACCGAAATAAAGAGCGTCGCAACCCGTTCGTTAGCCGTCCATCCGCTCGGCCAGTTCGATGTACTGCGGCAGTCGGTCCCAGAGATCATCCCGCTGCTTGATGATGTGCTCGAGCCTTTCGATAGCTCGGAGATCATCGGCCGTCGCCTCGCCGTCGGTGATCATGTCGAGCAGGTCCTCGCCCTCGTCGGCGACGCTCGGGGTAGTGACTAGCACGGGATTTCGGCCCAGTTCGGCGACTGTGTCAGCGGAACACCAGAGACAGGAGTCTCGATGCCGAGGCGTGTACCGGTTGCAGCCGTCACAGACGACCGGCACGATCGGCTCTTCTTCCTCCTCGAGCGAGATGTTCGCGCCGTCAGCCATGGCGATGTACTTCCGCGAGCGGTTCCCGAACTCGGCGATGTAGTGGGCGGCGACGCGGGAGCCTTTCACCCAGCCGAAGTGGTACTCGAGCGTCCGCTGCGTGACGTGGCGGCTGCTTGCCAAGACGCTCGCCCTTGAGGCGCGGTAGTGTTTCGGCGGGTGGGGCTTCGTGATCCCAGCCCGCTCCGCTGCGCGGTTGATGTTCCGGCGGAGATCTCGGTACGCGAGGTGTTCGTTGTCGTTCCGTTTCGTCCAGACGTACGTATCGCTGCTGGGCCCACCTTCGTCATGAACCGGATGCTCGTTTTCGAGCCACTGCCGCAGGTAGGGAGTACCGACGTCCATTCGGATCGTTCGGGAGCCGGTCTTCGTGTGTTCTGGAATCGAGACGAGGAAGTGGTCGCCCTGATCGGTGAAGTCACCGAACTTCAGCTCCCAGAACTCGGACATCGGCCGGCAGCCAAGCGCCCACAGCGTGGCGACCATCGCGGTCGTGCGTGGATCGAGACAGCCTTCTTCGATGATCTGGACGATGTCGTTCCAGAACAGCACCTCGGTCGGGTCTGGGGCGGGCTGATCCTCTTCGACGTTCCCGAGTTTTACCTTCTCGATGCGATCGGGCAGCTTGACCTGACCGGCGACGACCTCGGCGTCTGGGGCCATGAACCGCCCCCAAGAGCGGACCGAGGAGTGGTAGTTGTCGATCGTGTAGCCGTTGTCGTAGTTGTCGTCGACCCACTCGAGGATGTCGTCGACGGCGTCTTCGCCGTCTTCTGGAGAAAGCGTTTCAACGAGCACGCCGGTCTCGCGGGCAATGCGCAGGAGGTGTGCGAGGTAGCTCTCGATTCGAGTACCGCTGAGTTGCTGCTTCGAAGTACTCTCGCGGTTGTGCTGCTGGATCTCGTCGTAGTACTCGAGGAGCTTGACCTCGCTTTCGTCGTCGATTCTGTCGGTCTCGCGGATTAGGTCGAGTTTGCGTTGGATAACTTCTTTGTAGTCGCTTTCCATACGTTCAGGTGTGATGAGTAGACCACCCTGGGAGTCGTTGGGCACGATGGGAGGGTGGTCTGTTGGTCAGTTAGCGAGCGATTCTCCCAAACCATATTCATGGTCCTGTGACGTTTAAAACCTTCACGAGTATTAAACTCTGGAAAATAGATCGATTGGTGGGACATGTAGTGCGCCTCACCAGCCGTTGGTGGGTGATCGCTTAAATAGAACTTAAACACCGGTCGAACAGCGACGAGTACCGAGGATTGGCACCTCGATCGGCCACTTCGACACCTCGAACCCCACCGTTTCCGCTTGAGAATCCAGTGGTTACACCCGCGAGGTGGGTGTGGTACGAAGTGTATATACCGTATAGTGCAATACAGAAGCCGCGCCCGTCACTCGTTGTCAGCGATCGGCGCGTCCGTCAGCCGATCCGACTCCTCGAATCGCTCGCGGATCTCCTCTGCATCCATCTCCTGGACTGCTTCCATTCCGAGCTCGAGGAGCAACGGTCGGAACTCGCGGTTCTTCTCGAGCGTCTCGCCGAATGCCTGCCGGTATTTGACGTTGACCATGTCCTGAGTGAGGCCGAGCCCCTCCTCTTTGAACTCCTCGGTGACGTAGAACGATATGTTCTCAAGTTCCTTCAGCGGCTGCTGCCACGGATCCTCTGTCCCGGATGTCACTTGTGTCCCAGAAGTCTTTGACATCCCTGACCCATCTGCTGTCTGGGATGTCCCAGACACACCGTCGCCGTCTTCGGGTTCTGCGTCCGTCCCTGATGTCCTTGATGTCCCTGACCTACTGGCTGTCCCGGACGTATCTGATGTCCCTGATGTCCCTGATGCCCGTGACCTCCCGGATCGGCTACGGTTACGCCCTTTCTTTTTCTCGAGGACGCGCTGCGCGGCATCTTCGTCGACGTCGTCAGCACCGTTGGTCATGCTTGTGCCTCCTCACCGACCGGTTGGTCGACGTCGATGTCGAAGTGATTGATCACGGTCGCGGCGACCTCGTCGAACGCCGCAACGAGATCCTCGAGATCGTCGTCACCGTACTCGTAGACCGAGACGCCCTCCTTGAACGAGTACTGCAGCGCGACACGTTCGCCGATCTCGACGACAGGTTCGTCCCGGAACACCATGTTCAACCACCGGATCATCTGCTTACTCTCATTCGTCACGATCCTCGGGATCCGGTTCGCGATCGCGGCGACGTCGATCACCTCAAGGTCAGTCTCGGCTTCGAAGACGGCGACCTGATCGAATAGGAGTTCGATCGCCCGCTTGCTCGAGCTTTCGGCTAGCGCTGGGACGATGATGTCCGGCGCCGCGAACAGCGCCTGATCGAAGATCTCCCCGTAGTTCGGCGGCGCGTCGACGACGATCACGTCATAGTCGTCTTCGACCGTCTGGAGGACATCGTCCAGCTGGAACTTTGCATGGTCGTGTTCGAGACTGAGCATCGCAGTCGACGCCTTGTAGGCCAGCGGCTCGAGTGCTTCCGGCTCGATCTCGAACGTCTCGTCGGCCTGAATTTCGGCCATCATCTGCGCGATCAGCAGCTCCCGCTGGATCGTGAGCAGGTCGATGTTGCTCGGGATGACGTCCATCTCCTCGTGCGCGACGATGAGTTCGGATGTGCGGTCCCGAACGCTTGGATCGAGCAGCACATCGTAGAGGGTGAGGTCGTCCGACTCGTATTCGTCCTCGAGGCCGAGGCCGATCGTCGCGACCCCCTGCGGATCCATATCGACGAAGAGGGCGTCAAGACCAGCGTCGTTGAGCCCGCCCGTGAGGTTGATCGCTGTGGTCGTTTTCCCGACACCGCCCTTCGCGTTGACGACGCAGATCCGTGGTCTCCCTGATATCAGGGACGCCCCTGATGTCCCGGGAGTCTGTGAATTCTCTGGCATCACTGACACCACTACCATCAGGGATGAAAAAGATACGTCAGACGCAGTTGTAGTCACTTTCACTTCCACTCTACGGATGGCAGACACCTAAGATAGTATGGCAGTCTATCTGAGGTATGCCCCTACGCGTTTCGGACCCCGAATCGGACGACGCCCTCGAGAGCCTGCTGACCGCCGTCTCGCCCAAAACCGACAGCACCGGTCAGACGTTCTATGGACAGGGAGCGTTCATCCAAGGAGAGCCAGGGAAGAGGACAATCGTGCGGCGTCTACTCCGCGAGATGGAGGACTCGTACGGCACCCCGACGCTGGTCGTCGACTGCAGGGAACACGAGACAGCCGCGGAGATCTACCGAGCGCTCCTGGACGAGGTCGTCGACGAACCATCTCGAGAGTACGCCGACCTGTCGCGCGGGTCGCTCCTCCGAGAGGTCGAAAACACACTCGAGAAACCGTGCATCCTCGCGTTGGACCAGGCGGATCACCTCGAAGAGGAGCGGATCCTGTATAACGCGTACGAGAAGGAGTTCCTCATTCCCGTGATCGTAGTCGAGCAGCGGCGCGATCTCCTCGATGGACTCGACGAACGTATCGTCTCCAGGATGAGCGCCCTCTGGCCGGTTCGGTTCGAGGCGTAGTTAGTAGTCTCGCTACTACTCCGTCGACTCACCGGAAATGGGGGCTACAGTGAGTGGTCTTCTGGATCAACCAGTTCCTCGTATTCTCGCAAGTACCGCGCTTTCTCCTGGGCATCGACGAACACTGGATCGAAGCCAGCAACCTCGAGAGCCCGAGGATACGACCCAAACCGATCGCGGTAGACGCCCAACGAGATCTCGCCGTGTTCCTCGAGGTCGTTGCTGGTTGGGACGTGTCCGAGCTGTTCTTGTAGGTGGTGGAGTTCAGCGAGAACGATCAGGTTATCGTAGCGAAATTGGCGGCGCTCACCCGTCAACGGATCAACGTACCGGCCGACTCGAGCGTTTGCAGTGTCGGGAAGGATATCGATAAAGCGTAGGTATCCCTCGAGCTGGGCGGCTGGTTCCTCTGGTGGGTGATCGCGCTCGTCACTCATCTCCCCCATCTCCCTGATCCCCCTTTTCGCTTGACCGACTGGCCCGACCTGCCTGCGTATCTGGCCAGTCGTCGCGCTGGAACTCCCCAGCGTGTTCGGTGTTGACGTGCTCGAGGAGTTCGGCGGCGCCGCCGGAAGTGAACGGGCAGTTGTCGGGGGACGGACAGGGATAGGTCCGGACGTCGCTCGAGTTGTCGTCAGTCATGATCTACTATCTCGAGGGCGACGGCGAGCGCGATTAAATGCAGCGCCTGGTCGAACCACAGCGCCCGCGTCGGGAACCCGTCCCGATTCTCATACCAGCGCTGTGAATCAACCACGAAGTGCGAGGTCCACAGCAGCGCGAGAAACGCCGCTGCACGGCGCCGGGGCCAGCCGGCCCGACGGACCGCCGGCAGGAACGCAGCCGTGTAGACCGTCACGTGGACCGCTCGAGCGAGCCGCGAATCGAACTTCTCCGTTGCCATCCAGTCGGTCTGGAGCGGGAAGTCGCCCGCAGCGTGGGCGGCCAGGAACGCGAGAGCGTGGCGATCGTCAGTCATCAGACCACCACGAGTTCGGTCCCACAGTTGATACAGTCGTGATATGAGTTGTGGCCTGGCGCGATCCCCATCCACTGTCGTTCGCCACACTCTGGGCACTCACGGTATGTCGTTCCCTGCTGCAACGCCACCCGGACGATTTCAGAAGGGATGTTCTCGACAGTCTTCTCCGGCCGCTCGTCCTTGGATACTCGCTTGGGGTGTTCGTAGTCGTCAATCATCGAGCATCACCTCGCGCGCTTTCTCGAGTTTCCGGAACCGGCCGGACGAGCCGCCTGTGTCGGGGTGCCCTTCGAGGTCTTTCACCTGGGCCCGGAACGCCGCCTGCACGATCTCATCAGGAGCGTCCGGCTGGACGTCGAGAACCTCGTGGGGTTCCTCGTCACCGAGGATGTCTTCCTGGGACGGCGCCGGCGGCGCTGCGACCGCCTCGCCTCTGCCGCCCTGGACGTCACCGTCGGCCGGCGGCAGCTGGGCAACCTCGTCGATTTCCCTCGCCGTCTCGACGCCGCAGCGATCGGCCAGACGGATCCGGCGGATCCAGAGGCTGATCGCGCGGGCGTTCTCCCTATGACTCTCCCATCGGTCGCAGGCGATCGCCGACTGTTCGCTCGAGTGCGCCTCGAGATCGCGGTAGTACGCGACGACGCCGACGTCGTCCGGGTCGCCAGACTTGTGCGGGATGTTCGGATCGTTCGCGTAGTGCGTGCTGGCCGTCTCGATCTCGACGTCGGTCTTTCCCCAGCGCTCGAGTTCCTCGACGATCGACTCGAAGGCCTCGCGGTGGGTGAGCGAGAGGTCGCCAGGATACGGTTCGCGGTCGTCCGGATCGGTACGGTCATAGCCGTCAGGCCATTGGAGTTGCTGTTGTTGTGCGCTCATGCTGATGCACCTCCGCTATTGAAGTCGTCCAGCGCCAGCTGCCCGTCACGCTCGTCGAACCGAACGCTCGGGTAGTTGGCCAGCAGCGTCTCGTCGACGACCGTCCAGAAGTCGCACTTGTGGGGCTCGAGTCGCTGCCACTTCCGGGCCCGGGCCAACGCCTCCTGGACGCGGTGGCGCTCCTCGCGGGTCCAGTCGTCGCGCTCGACGAGGACCGTCACGGCTGACCACCCGACCGGGCGCCCTCTGGAAGCGCGTCTTTAAGATGCCCCCAGACCCGCCCATGCTGCTCCGGAACGCCGTACTCGACGGCTGCAGTGGCAACGGCGTCGTGCGCTTTCTCCCCGTCTTCGACGTCTGCAAGTGCGGACTGGGCCGCCTGCCGGCATCGATAGCTGGCATCCGGGTACTCGTCGAGGGTCGCTTCAGCTTCTTCCGCGTCTCGATCGCCTCGTTCAGTTGATGGTCGAGGACGTCGTCGCAGTTGTTCAGTTCTGGGCCTCCTCGAGGAGTTCCTTTGCGCGTCGAACCAGCGGGTTGACCTCTGGCTGGGGTAGCGTCCAGGGCCCTCGCC